TTAAAAAGGAAGTTCACTAGGTGGTTCTTGTTCATCTTTTAAGTAATCAAAACTTTCAAGGCCATCTATTTTTACAATAGCATCTTTAATGATTTTGCGTGCTTCATTTGCAAATTCTGGGGATATTCTATTTTTTGACTTGATATTATTATCTTCAAAAATATGTTTATTCATGAGCCAATCGATATCGGATAAAGACTCATTTAATTCTGCATTTAGCATATTTACTAGGCCGTGGTTAGTAGACTTAGGTTGTGTTTCATTATCAAGATATTCAAGAGCAGCATCTTCTATCGCGTGGTCTTGACCATAATCAAGATTTTTTTGTAATCTCATTTTGGCTATATCTTTAGCGACATACTTAAGCAAATTTACAGGGGTTAACCGTTCAGGTTCAAGGCCAGAAAATTTTTCATCATTAGCATATGCGTTTAAATAACTACTTAATTTATCTGATTTGTTGATACTGTCGGTCGTACTGTCAAAGTTTAATAATAGATTAACAAGAATATTCTCAACATAAGTTTGAAAATCACCGTATAGGATATTTTTAACTGTGGTTCTTCCAAGTAAAGCAATTTGTTCAAGCCGTTTTTGCTCGGGGAGATTTCGTCCTTTCTCCCAATTATTAACGGCACTCTTGTTAACACCGCCTAATAATTTTCCAAATTCGCCCATGGTATAGTTGCTGTTTTTCCTAATATTAGCAATTCTCTGACCGATTTCTTCAAGGTTAAGTTCCATTACGTGACACCTCCCACCATTTCATAAGCATACAATTCTATACCGAAAAAGTACAGTGTAATTGACATAAATCATTATGTTTATTGACATAAAAGGATTTTGTTAGTATAGTAAAAGTACAGTTTGACTATATCTGATTAAAGGTGGTGAGTTTATGGATAATAATTCCAAACGATATCGTGTTTTTTCCGGTTATACGCAAGAAAAAATGGCAGATTTACTTAACATCTCTTTATCTTCATACAGAAATAAAGAGAAAGGGGTGACGTCATTTAATGATTTTGAAAAAATTAAATTCTACCAAGTTGTGAAAAGTTATATTCCTAATGCAACTATTGAAAATATTTTTTTTGACCAATTAGTACAGCAAAAGTAAAGAGGATGTACTTTTTGAGAAGTGAGATTACAAAATCTATTTTTAATGGAGTCGTTAGTGGCTAAGGAGGGGTAAGGATGAAGATAGAAAACTGGAACGGCAATAAGATTAGGTTTGTTGATATAGATGGTGAGTGGTGGGCAGTGGCTAAAGATGTTGCTACTGCATTGGGATATGCACAGACTCAAAACATGTTAAAACACGTCCCTAAGCGATATCTCATATCATCCATTTTGCATGGTATGAATGCGAAAAGTTCTTTGATTTCTGAATTTGGCATTTATAAGGCAGTATTTAGTAGTCATAAGCCAGATGCGGAGGCATTTCAAGAATGGGTGTTCAATGTTATTAAAGAATTGCGTCAGTCTGCTGGTCTTGAAGTATTTGATTTGTTAGATAAAGAGCATCAAAAACGAGCGATGCACCGACTTAGTAGCGCACTCAAGCAACCTGATAGAGCGGATATGATTAAAGCGAATACGATTGCTAATAAAGCTGTTTCAAATAAGCATGGCTACTCTAAGATGGTTAAAAAAGGTGATATGACAACGGATGTTTTGAAAGATCGTGAAGCGATTTTAAACGACACCGTAGAATTGATGGTTTTAAAAGATAAATACAATCTCAATTTATCAGTAAGCCAAATTATTTATGATCAAGTGGGTGGTAACGCCAATCAAACAGCTTAAGGAGGGCTAGGAATGCCATTAGAAGTAACATTGACCGAACAGGCAGATACGGAGCTTAGAAAGCAAGTTTACAGCATTATAACGGAAGCTATCGAGAATGCGCGCCGTGATAGTGATTTAGATAAGCCGTTTCTAAAGAAAGGTGCTACTGCTAAATGGTTGGAGGTTGACCCTAAGACAATCACTAAGATGGTTGCCGAGGGTTTGCCTTGTCACTATACGGCAGGCGTTCAGCTATTTAGTAAGCAAGAAGTAAAACAATTTATCTTAGATCATGGATTATAAAAAGCACGGGGCAGTGTGGATGTTTTGCTTAGCTTAGAACAATAAAAAAGCATCCCTATGAGTTGGGATGCAGGAAGGCGGTTAATATTATGGCAGTCTTACCAACGTGGTTAGATGCACTTATATGGATGTTTGCAGGTGCGGGCATTTACGGCATTACTAGTAACTTAAAAAAATACTTTGATCTATAAGGAGCATATGGAAATGAATAAACTAGATGAAGAATTTGAAATGTTAATGGATGAAATTAAGTTTGACTATGAAGCACTTGCAGGTGGTAGTACAGTCACCATGGATGGCAAAGCAATCCCAAACAGTCAAGTAGCTGTTAGCCTTGCTAAGAATGCCAGTCGTTTATCTGAAGTTCTATATTTATTAGAAGAAATGGAAGACTAAATATGAAAATGGGTACAAAAAAACTCACTAGCTAAACTTTGGACGGTTTCTAGTGAGCGATATAGCTTAGACAATGGCTATTTTTGTACCCTTTCATTTTAACAGATTAACCATAAATTGAAAATGAGAGGTTTTAAGAATGCAATTAAACCAACAAAAAGAACAATTAGAATCAATCGCAAGCAAGCTAACAGCAGTTAGTGACAGATTAGGTTTAATCGGTAACTATTTAGAAAATATTAGTTATGAGTATAAACGTGGGGACGCTTGGGCGGTAGATTTTTCGTTATTTAATCGGGATGGACTACAAAACTTAATGAATTCGCTTGATGATATTCAAGAGCAAGTACAAGGACATTCAAACAGTCTAGTAGATTCGGGGGGATGAACTCGCCAATGTTAAATAAAAAATATGACTACTGCCAATACTTAGCAAGCCAGCATTCTAAAGAGACCTTACAAATTGATTTAGATAAAGTTACGCAATACCTAAATGGTAAAAATAGGCCATCTTTCTGCAAAGAGGATAGCTTGCCAAGATTAGCTATGTACTTGAAGGGGGGCGCTCGAACTTGCTAAATGAAGCGCTCAATTATGCAAAGCATGGCTTACAAGTCTTTCCATTAACACCAGATAGCAAAGTCCCATTAAAAGGCACTCAGGGCAGTAAAGAAGCGACTAGCAATCCAGATAAAATAAAGCAGTGGTGGACTGATAATCCTGATTGTAATATTGGAGTGGCCACCCGCGGTTTTATTGTACTTGATATTGATATTAACCATGTGGATGATGCAGACGGCTACCATAGTTTGGAAGTGCTTGAGGAGGCCTATAATAAGCTACCTGAAACGCTAACGGTTAAAACTGCTAGTGGTGGCAGGCATTTATATTTTAAGCTACCAGAGGGCGTAGAATTGCCTCAGAAAATTGCGTTCTTGAACGGTGTTGATATTAAGGCAAACCCTAATAATTATGTATTGCTACCACCGAGCCAAGTGGATGGGGATGCGTACACGTTCGAGAAAAAACAGCCAATGGCAGACCTGCCCGAGTGGCTAACAGGCTTTATTTTAAAACGAAATAAAATAAAACGGGCATCCCGAGGGTTCAGTGCTAACAAGCGGTATAGAAGCCGTGTGACCGAGTTAATAGAAATATTGGCACTTGGGTTTGAAACTGGCCGTAGGAATGATACAGCTGCAAAAATAACGGGTTAATTACTAGTGTATGGCGTAGATATTAGACTTGCTTGGCAGTTGGTTCAATATGCCAATGGTAATTCTAGCGAGCCATTACTACAAAATGAACTAGAAAGAACGTTTGAAAGTATCGCAAGAAGGGAGCTGGGGGCAACGTGCAATTAGATCAGTTATCAGAGCTACAAAAGCAAAGAGCCACCAAGCCGACTACAATGGCTGGTTTAAAAGTTAAATTAGAGCAACTAGGCGAGCAATGGCGCGTTGATCGTACAAAAGTTAACGAAAAAACAGGTGAAGTGAAAGCGCCTAGAGTTACCCCTAGAGCTGTGGCGGACATCCTAGAAAAAGAGTGCCACTTTACCAATATAGGTGATGCAAATAAACAGCAACTTTTCATATATGACATGGCAGAAGGTTTATATACAAAAGATAAGCAGTTAATTAATCGGTTGATTTTGTCCGTGGAAAGAAATTTGAATATGCGCCAATGCCGTGACGTTTATTTCTATTTAGAAACGGACTCCAAAAGGTCTAACCTAAGTGATCGTAAAGAATTAATTATTGTTAATAATGGCGTGTTTAACAAAAATACGAAGGAACTTGAACCATTCACGCCTGATCACGTCTTTATTTCAAAAATTAGTACAAATTATAACCCTAATGCCAAAGAGCCTACCATGCAAGGCTGGCGTTTTAGTAAGTGGGTTACTGAGCTTTCAGACGGGCAACGAGATAAGGAAACTTTAATATGGCAGATGATTGCAAGTGCGGTAAACGCTAATTACAGCCCTGAGACTGCTTTTTTCTTAATTGATGACGGTCGTGGCCATACTGGTAAAGGGACATTACAACAAATTCTAATAAATTTAGTTGGTGAACAAAATTGTGCCAGCTTAAAGCTAAAAGAATTTGATGAACGATTTAAATTAGCAACCATCTTTGGTAAGGCCCTAGTGATTGGTGATGATAACGACCCTAATAGCTATGTAGATTCAGTAGCGAACTTCAAAAGTGTAACTACTGGGGATGTGGTCAGCGTTGAAAGTAAGGGTGTTGACGCTTTAAGTATTAGGATGACACCAACCATTATTCAATCAATGAATGGCGCTCCTAAGTTTAAGGACATTACAGGGGGCTTTAAGAGGCGTTTACGGGCCATTAAAATGCTACACCAATACGACACAAGCAACGTGAACCGCGATATTAAGGATAAATATATCTATGATAAACGAGTGCTTGAATACATCCTATTCAAGGCTTTACAAATTGATTTGAATACAATCATCGAAACAACCGAGAGCAATCAAACAATCTATGAAATTGCTTTGGATAATGATAGCATTTTAGATTTTTTCGAAAGCGAAATAGTTGAATTGAGTAGTACCCGTTTACCAATCACTTATCTGTTTAATTTATTTCGGTGCTGGTGTGACATTAATAATAGCCCAACAAAAATAAAGCAACGGACGTTTACCACTCGCTTAATACCAATAATGGAGAAAGCTGTGTGGCAGTACAACAAAAAAGATTTAAGGCCATTAGAAGGCTTTCATAGCATGGATTTGGATAGACTAAAGCGTATGGATAAAGATGGCAGATACATGGTTACTATTAACGAGCATGACAAACAAGGCCTATTTTTTAAGGAATAGCGTACTAACGTACCAACAAACGAACTAACAAAAATAACTAAGTACGTCTTATGAATGCTATTATATCAGTCTTTATAGGTTTCAGACGTACTTAACGTACCAAGTTTTACATATAGTAGTAAGAAAAAAGATTACTACTATATATTAATGTATAAAAAGAATTTTGTCGTTTTCTAAGTACGTTGGTACGCCATGCTTACAGGCAGTAAAGGACTAAGCCTATTTTGTTAGTCCCAATCTTGGTCCCAAGTACGCCTAATTGAAGGGGGAGAACCGCGTGAAAAACAAAATTGAGGGCCTATCAACTTGGATAAGAATTTCCGATTTAGGGAATTTTATGTAAAAAAAAGAGATGTGCGTTGAGCGTGCTATATGAACGCTTGGCCCCCTAATATATAGGGGGTTGGTTAATAACCTGATAAAACCTAGGTTCTAAGTAAAGGAGTGGTTAGCACCAATGATTAATTTTACTCCCAAATTGCAAGAACAAATTAGCCACACGATAAATCCTATTAAATCAGTATTTTCATTAATATTCATATTTTATGGACTTAACTTAACCGGCGGAAGCAGCGGAGAAAAGATCTTTGGGTGTTTGATAGCCAGTTTGCCGGCGCGGTAAATTGTTTAGCTTTGACTCAACTGCTTGGATATCATGAGGACCCAAAATATCCATGGATAGACCCTTGGGTACATCGCGGCGGATCATTCAACTACGGTAAAAATCGCTGCGTTGAAATAGTGTTCTTTTGCTTGCCCTAGAGTATACTCTAGGGACTATTATAAACAAAAAGAAGCCATAAACAAGGATCATGCTACTTAACGGCATAGCATACATGACTGATTAAATTAACCCTCATTAGGGAATAGGAGCATAACATCATGACAAAAAACGTATTAGTTACCGGCGGCAACGGTTATCTGGGTCTGCACATTATCTTACAACTTTTAAATCAAGGTTATCACGTCCGTGCCACCTTACGCCAACTCGACAAACAAACCACCGTCCGCACCGCCCTAAAAGAAAATCAGGCGCAACACCGCGAAAATTTAAGTTTTGTCGCCGCTGATCTCACTCAAGATGCTGGCTGGGCGACAGCCATGCAGAACATCGACTACGTGCTAAGTGTAGCATCACCCGTTTTTTCCAATGACCCGAACAGCGACACAACTGCCACCGAGGGTATTTTACGCATTTTAAAGGCCGCCCAACAGGCCCACGTCAAGCGTGTTGTCATGACCGCCAACTTTGGCGCCATCGGCTTCAGTAATCACGACCAAACGAGCATCACCACTGAAGCCGATTGGACTGATCCTAACGAAAAAGGCTTATCGGCCTATGAAAAATTCAAACTGATCGCCGAACAGGCTGCCTGGCAGTTTATTGAACAAAGTCACGGCAGTTTAGAACTGACTACGATCAATCCGGTGGCGATCATGGGCCCAGCATTAGACGCCCACGTTTCTGGCAGCTTCGATCTATTGAAAAATTTACTTAACGGTCGTCCCAAAATGATTCCCAATATCCCACTCAATCTGATCGATGTGCGCGATGTTGCTGACTTACACATTCGTGCGCTGACCGCACCTCACGCTGGCGGGCAACGTTTTCTGGCTAGTGCTGCTGGTCAGATATCACTACCAGAGATAGCATCACTGATTCGCCAAAAACGACCGCAAATTGCCCAAAACATTCCCACTAAAACGATGCCGAACTTGCTTTTAAGCAGCGCTGCTTTGTTCAACCAGACCGCCCGCGAAGGCAATTTATTAGTGCACGTCAATCGTCAGTTGAGTACCCAAAAAGCGCAAGATATCCTAAAATGGCAGCCACATTTTGATAATACGACCATCGTATTAGATAGCATTGACACGTTAATTCAATATGGACTACTGCCTTAAATTATAAATTTATTTTTATCACCCCCTTGACAAACACTTAAAATCGCGTTAAATTATAGAAACATTATAAATCAATGAGAAAATTAAACGCTGTGATAAGAAAAGTATAATTGTATTCACCAGTTAAGCGAGCGTCGTTTGGTGCAAGGACGTCAAGGTGCGACAATTAGAAAATCATCTTTGAGCGTTCATTGGGGGCTCCCATTATCGAGCTAGGGTATTTCGTACCAATTGGTGCTTGTACCCGAAGAGGCTGTTTTCGTGAGAAAATGGCAAATCAAGGTGGTAACACGTTTATTAACGTCCTTATCTGAAAGTAATTTTTCAGGTTTGGGCGTTTTTTGTTTATCGTGATCATTCCCGCGCAGGATGATCGCCGCCATTACTAAAGTCGGCTTAGCAATGGCAACACTCATGATTTAAACGTGGGGCAACAGACGCTTAGTCTTTGAACCACATTTCCACAACCTGCAAAATTTAAGGAGTGCTGCTTATGTTAGAGGAACGTAAACTCACTAAACGCGATTATTTCGTGGTTAGTTCAATGCTTTTTGGTCTATTCTTTGGTGCTGGTAACTTGATTTTTCCATTACATTTAGGCCAGCTAGCGGGACAGAATTGGGTGCCTGCCGCGCTTGGCTTCTTAGTCACTGGTGTGTTATTGCCATTATTATCCGTTTTAGCAATCAGTATCACTCGTTCCGAAGGTGTCTATGATGTTGGGCGGCCTTTAGGTCCCGTATTCGCGCTCTTATTCATGATCTTGATCCACGGCACCATCGGCCCACTTTTTGGTACACCACGGACAGCCACCGTTTCCTACACGGTTGGCTTAGCGCCACTAGTACCAAAGAATTTCCAAACAGTTGGTTTATTAGTTTTCTCCGCTGTTTTCTTCGGCTTAGCCCTCTTTTTCTCATTAGAGGAAAATAAAATCGTCAACAATATCGGTAAGTTATTAAATCCAGTTTTCTTAGTCTTATTAGCTGGCGTTTTCTTCTTAGCTTTTAGTTCACCAATGGGCCACGCCGGTGTTCAACACGCCACCGCTGCTTATACATCAGGCTCTTTCGTCAATGGTTTCTTGCAAGGTTATAACACGATGGACGCCTTAGCTGGCTTAGCCTTCGGGGTCACCGTAGTTACCGCCGTTCGCACCTTAGGCAAAAAACGCGCTAACAGTGTCGCGCTGGTCACTGCCCGTGCCGGCGTCTTCGCAATGGCAATGATCGCCGTCATCTACGTTGGTTTGATCTTCGTTGGCGCGATGTCCTTAGGTAAACTCAAAGTTTCCGCTAATGGCGGCATCGCTTTTGACCAAATTGTCAATCATTATATGGGCGTCGCTGGTCAGGCCATCTTAGCCACTTTGATCACCGTCACTTGCTTAACCACGGCGATCGGTTTAGTTGCGGCTTTTGCCCAAGACTTTCATAAACATTTTCCCAAAGTTAGCTACCGCACTTGGTTAGTTCTAACTACTCTGTCATCATTCTTGACCGCTAATATCGGTTTAAATCAAATCATCGCTTGGTCAACGCCAATGTTGATGTTCTTATACCCACTATCAATGGTCTTGATTTTATTGTCAGTCGCTTCACCACTGTTCCACAAAGACCCAGTCGTGTATAAATTCGTTGTTCTCTTTACCGTTGTTCCTGCTTTTTTCGACATGGTAACTGCTTTTCCAGCGGTCGTCAGCCAAAGTAGCTTCGGTAAAGCGATGACTGGCTTCGAACAGGCATACTTGCCATTCGCCAACTACGGCTTAGCTTGGTTAGTCCCTGCCTTAGTCGGTGCCGTTTTAGGGGTTGCCGTCCACGTCTTCAAACGTGTTAGCGCCCGCAACACCGTTTCACAAACTAAATAGGTAAGTCAAAAAAACGTTCACTTGCGGTGAACGTTTTTTATTGCCTTGAATTTATACTTTAAGTGCAACAAAAGAGACTCATGATATGAATCCCTGTAAAATGGTGTTTGCGAAGACAACCATCGAAGGGAGCACATAATCATGAGCCCATACAAACATCTTACCATGAGTGAACGCGAAACGATATTCCTGATGCATAATAATCAGGTTTCACTGACTTCAATTGCCCAAACAATTGGTCGAGCAACGTCGACAGTTAGCCGTGAGTTATCGCGAAATAGATCGGCATATTCACCTTCTGTTGCTCAAGAGCACTACGAAGCTCAAAAATCTCATTGTGGACGCCGGTCGCTACTTTCTGATCACCAATTGCTTCAATTAATCCGGCATTTATTCTTGGATCTACAATGGTCACCAGAAGAAATTGCCGCACGCTTAAAATTAGAGACCTCATCATTTCAGATCAGCTACACCACGATTTATCGTGGCATCTACTCCGGTTTATTTGATCAGAAGCTTTCATCACGAGGTGCCAGAGGGGTGATCAGAAAGCTTAGACATCATGGTAAATCGCGCCATAAAAAAGGTTATGAGGAACGTCACGGGAAGATTTCTATATCGCATACACTCCAAGAGCGACCTGAGTCTGCCAATAAGCGGACTCAGATTGGCCACTGGGAGCTGGATACTGTAGCTGGCAAAACTGGCAGATCTTGTGTGGTCACAATGGTTGACCGTTGTTCAAGATACTTAATAATGCACAAAGCAGCTAAGAAAAACTCAGCCAGTGTGACCACTACTATTCGAAGACTACTAAAAGATCTGCCACCAGAACACTTGGGTACGATTACGCCCGACCGTGGCAAGGAATTCGCTAAACATCATCAACTAACTGAAGAATTTGGGATTGATATTTAGAGGTGATATGATGGTCAAAATTATTATTACGGATCAACAGCAAAGCAAAGAATATCAGTTACCAAGTTATGGAAGCCTAACCGTCACAACTCAAAATGGCAAAGTGGTGTTCATTGAACGAACCGACAAGACTAAACTAGTTTAATACCTGATTGGAAAACCAAAGGGATGCGTTACTGCTAGTAAATAGCGGTGGTGCGTCCCTTTTTAATATTGGAAGAACTTAGGAAAACTTAGAGTTGGGATGTGAGTAAACTGTTTGATTTTGATATTGACGAGGATAAGAGCAGACAGCAAGCAGATAAGTTATTAACGCAATATTGGCGTTTAAAGCACGTTGTAATAAGTACCAGCAGTTTAAGAAGTCCTTCTTACAGTCATACACCAAAGTCTTTTAGCGGTGGGAACGCAACCGAGAAACGAGCGATTAAAACACTCGAGGCACGGCAGACCCTAGAATACATAGACGTGGCTTTAAGTAAGCTAACGGCGATTAACGGGGAATTGCTAAAGCTGCAGTATTTAAGCGCTGGTAAACTAACCGTGTCATATATCTGCGATGAACTAGGCATAACAGCATCAGCGTTTAGAAAGCATAAGAAGCAGGCTTTGCTAGAGTTTGCCGAGTCCTACCCTAGTGAAGGCTTATTAATATTCAAGGAGCATTGATAACGGGGATGCAGTCCTGATTTAGGATGCCATCAAAATTGAATTAATACTTAAGGAGTGAAGCATTATGATCATTGACCGGATAAACCAACAAGCAAGTATCAACAACGCCAGAAAGCTGTTAAAGAGCTATGGCACGATTAGACGGCTAGCCACGGTAAATACTAGTCATCCCTTACATGAGCAGGCTAAGCGTGATTTAAAGTGTATTCAAGCGATTGTAGGAGAAATGGAAGACACGCAAGCATCCATTATTAATATGTGTTACTTAGACGGTAGTCATAAAACAAGGCAATATATAGCGGATACGATGGGGTATAGCAGGTGGCTCCTATGTCAAGAATCCGGACATAAAAGTACGAACAAATTTGTCCAAAAATTCGGATTAAATTTGCAATCTACCTTGTTAGCATTTAAAAGGGTATAATGATTTAGATACCAAGTGAATTGAGGGACGTTTAATGAAAAGTTTTTTGTTTTTACTTTTATATTATTTGTAATTATCATAATATATCTTGTACTAAAAAAATCAAAATTAAAAAATATGAATTGCAATAACGATGAACAACAAAATATATCGATTTCACCTAGTCTTACGGTGGAAGATGACAAACCATTTGAAATTCCTATCACATTAGATCTAATTTCTGAAAGAACACTTGATGAAAGAAAGCTTTATGAAATTAAGGATTCAAATGTTATAGCAAGAATAAGTGAGGTCGTACCAGCTTTAACTAACAAAGTAGCTAGAACTGTTACGAATAAAGGTTTGCAGTCTGTTGGTGAGGTATATCAAGCCATTATACCAAGTGGTGCAACCTTATCAAAATCAAAAAATATGGAAGGTGCCGTTCGCGGATTTTATTCCAATGGAAAAGGTATTGCTGGTCAAGCAAATCTTGTTAAAGTCAACCCCTCTAAATTAAGTAAAGCATCTAAAGTAGCTAATGGTGTTGCAAGTGTTATGAATGTTGCCTCTTTAGTTGTTGGTCAGTACTATATGTCTGAAGTAAATGACAAACTGCAAACCATGAATAAAAGCATCAGTGAAATAGGAGATTTTCAACAAAGAGAGTTTAAATCAAAAATATTTTCACTAATCACTAGAGTAGGTAAAATAAGTAAATTTAGTTCTGATATTTTAGAAAATGATGAGTTAAGAAATAGAATGTTAAATTCATTAGATTCCATAGAAGGCGAAGTAACGCAACTTCTGCAACAAGTTAATATTACGATTGACGATCTTTCCACACATAATAAACAAATTGACTTTAAAACATATTCAGAGAAGATAAATGAGTTCAACAAATTAGTTACCTATCAAAAAGTACTTGTCTCTTTATTGGAAGAAATCAGCAAGTTAACGTATTCATTGAATAGAGGAGCTATTAAAGCCGAAATATGCTATTCAATGTTCAATGGATATATGAATCAATCAAATGACAGTTTAGCAAAATTAAAGTTATGGCATGATAACCAAACAAAATATTTAGGAATAGACATAGATAATCATCGAATTAAAAAATATGGATTTGAAGGCGCTCTAGGTAAAGCGCAGGGGCTATTTAATAAAGACTTGGAATATAAACCTTTAGACGAAAATATAGAGGAAAAAATTATCTCACAAACTTTCAACAAAAGATTAGAAACGGCGCATCCAGATGAAGTATTAAACAAAGACATAGAGATTATTACCAAGGAGGGTAAACTCTATTATTTGAAGTAATTCATATAAAACAGATTGGCTCTGTTTTTATGTAGTATTATTACGATTTGTAGCATTCTTTTTGAGAAGAAAGAGTCATAAAAATGAGTGTTATATTTTTTTGATCCGTATGAAGTGCAATAAAAAAGTTAGACATTTTTATTAGTTTTAATAATTAGCTTGATAAAGTTCATTATTGAATATTTATAGAAAGCGTGGATATTACATGAGTACATTTATATTACCTTCAAATCCAAATATATACGATGCCAAAAATGCATTTAATGATTTACATACCATTCACTGGGTTCAGCACAATAACAAGAGTGTTTCTATAGGAGATATAATATATATCTATGAATCAAAACCTACTCAAAGAATTATATTAAAAACACAGGTTATTGGCAGGGATATTTATTCGTATCATATTGATGATTCAAAATATAGTACATCAGGTATAGATTTTTCTAGCAAGGGTCCTTGGTTAACACTTCGTCTGATTGAAAATATAGATACATGTATTTCATTAAAAGATCTTCATGAATTAGGATTAAAAGGTAATATCCAGTCTCTAAGAAGGCTAGATGACGATATGGCAAACGCTTTAGACTTTTTGATTCGTGATTACTCCGAACTAACAAGTATTTTAGTAACAGAGGGTAAAAAAACAAAGGTGTATAGTACTCGTTATGAGCGAAGTACCAAAAACAGACAGGCCGCCATTCTAATCCACGGCTTAAATTGTAAGGTTTGTGGATTTAATTTTGAAAAAAAGTATGGCACCCTAGGGCATGAATTTATTGAAATTCACCATAAAAACCCACTCTATTTAAACAATACCGAAATAAATATAGATCCTAGAAATGACTTAGTTCCTTTATGTTCTAACTGTCACAGAATGATTCATAGAGATAAATATAATGTGCTAACCGTAGAATATTTAAAGAAAATACTATTAGCATAATTCCTATACCAAAGGGAGTAGACATAACGTTGATTATCCCAAGTGCCTGTCGTGGCGCGGTTTCCAGCCCTTTGTGCAGCAACCCCAATTCAAAAACTCCAAAAAAGCCCGAAACGGCGTTTCACAAACGTCAGTTTCAGGCTTTTTCACAATTTAGACCAATTACTCGCAAACAGGTCAAAAATAACACTATCTATTTGGATATTTAGCAAATTCTATAATTAATCCGAACAGAAATTAAAAAGCCCAAAGCAATCACTTACAATGGTAGTAGCTAATTCCAACCAATATAGGGAGTGATTACTTTGGGTACATCTACTTTATCACGTTTTCAACGTGGCGCACTAGCACAACTGGTCAATGAGGGGAATAAATCTTACCAAGTAATGGCTGACGCCTTAGGCGTCGCCAAAGCTACGATTAGCTATGAGTTGGACCGAGTTAAACCTTATGATCCAGAATTAGCTCAGCAAGATGCAGATCGCAAAAGGCGGAATTGCGGTCGTCGTTCGATGCTGACGGCAGCATTAGCGACTTTAATTACCAATCACTTACGATTAACCTGGTCACCAGAAACCATTGCGGCCGCTTATAACTTGAGCACTGCGTCAATTTATAATTGGCTTAATCGTGGCTGGCTCCCCTTCAAATTGACTGATCTACCCAATCGGAATGTCCGCCAGCACCGAGTGAGCGAAAATCGTGGGAAATTTACAAGTGGGACTTCCATCGAACAACGGCCAATAACTGTTAATCAACGGTTAGCTTTTGGTCATTGGGAAGTAGATACGGTGCTTTCTAGTCGAAATGAGTCACGATCATGTCTGGTTACATTCGTAGAACGTAAGACCCGACTTCTATGGGCCATCAAAGCCCCTAATAGAACGGCTAAGGCTCTAAACACCGCCTTTGGCAAGTTTGTGGGGCCTTCGGTCCCCAAGTAAAATCCATTACTGTTGATCATGGTAAAGAGTTTGCCAATTATCAGGCCTTAGAACAAAATTATCAGATCAAAGTTTATTTTTGCCATCCATATTCACCATGGGAGCGAGGTTCCAATGAATATTTTAATAGACGGTTACGCTGGTTCTTCCCGAAAAAGACCAATTTTAGCCAAGTAACGACTGATGAGATCCTAGCAGCACTTGAACTAATTAATCAACGACCATTAAAAATACATCATCAACAGACTGCCATTGAAAGATTCCGGGCTTGTTCGGATTAAACTTGTAATTTGCCGATAGAAATGTGATGGCGTAACGAACCGTTACCCCTAAAACATCGCCCCAAATTTGGGGACATCCCCTTATCTAATGAATACAGTCGCGATTTACGACGGAAACTAATGCTAGTAGTTGCTAGTATGATCCTTGACGGTCTATGTTTAATATAGGCCGTTGTTTAATGAAGTTAGCCCAAATTAAAAGACGGCCATTAATATGACCGCCTGCAGTAAGTTATGTATATGCCCCGTGCGTGATTTTTGTTGAATACGTGAATACGGTTTTGAATACGGTTTGTCGTATTCACTGTGAATAACAATCTATTTAGAGAAAAGAAAAAGGTTGATATATCAGTGCCTAAGCACGTTTATACCAACCTATCTTTTAATAATTATGCGCCACCCGGGAATTTAAACCATAATCAAACCTAGTATAAACTGGCGTTAATAATATGCCTAAAGTGCTGATATACAAAGGGTTTCCTGAAGATGAGGTGGGTCAAACTTTAGGTATTCTTTTTTGAATTCTCTGCACTTTTTCTGCATTTTCTGCACGAAATCTGCACGTCGAAATCTATAGATTACTTAAAATTTTGAGTGCTTTTTCATCTTCACGTTCTCGACTTGTTTGTAGAAGATGCGTATAGACTTCATAAGTTACGCTTGTATTTGCATGGCCGAGGCGTTCAGAAATATAATCAATTGAGACACCTTTGGCAATGAGCATGGAAGCATGTGTATGACGTAAGCCATGAAAGGTGATGACGTTTTTAGTCTTCAGTTCAAGTAGTATTTTTTTAAGCGTTTTGTTAGCTGCAGTATCGCTAGGAATTTCGTGGCGGTTTGTCATGAAGACAAAACCTAGGTTGTTTTTAAATCCTTGTTTTAAAAATTGACTCCGTTGTTGAACTTGCAGCGACTTTAAAATTTTAGCAAGTTGCGGTGTGATTGATATTGTTCGATTTGATGTGATTGTTTTTGTTTTAGTGAAACCTTTTCTAGTTTTATAATCATAGGCCTTATTGATCGTGATGGCGCGAGCTTCAAAGTCCACACAATCCCAAGTTAAGCCGGCGACTTCGCCGTACCGACAACCTGTTAGTAAGCCAAATAGTATTTCAATTCTAGTGACTGCCATAAAAGAGCCGGTTTCGATACATAATTTTTTTAATCGTTCTGCTTCGTCGTATTCTAAAAACTTCAAGCTACTATCTTTGGATTCTAAACCAGTAATTAATGCGCCAAATGTGAAATCACGTGTGAGTAGGCCGTCATTAATAGCATACTTGACGGCATTTCTAAAATAGCTGTTAAGCAATCGCGTGCTGTCCTTAACGTGCGTTTCAGCGTATTGATCTAACATCCTCTGATAATCAGCAGACTTAACATTCCTTAATTTAACGTTTCCGAAATTCGTTTCAACCAGCTTGATGGCCACTTTATATTTTGATTCGGTTGTTTGATGTAAACGCCCAATCTTATAGGTCTTAGCCCATTTCTCGAAGTAACCAGCAAAAGTTGCATCTGTGACAGTAACCAGGGTTCCGGCATTTTTCATTAGTTCAAGTTCTTGCGCAGCTGCTATGGCATCTGATTTTTTCTTGAAACCACTCTTTTGCTTGTTGTGTGTTCTGTCAATTGAAACCCGATAACCCCAAGTACCATTACGTTTAAAAATTTGTGCCATTGTTTAAACCTCCATTTTCTGTTAAAATAGGGTACACAAAGAGCGTGCGCTAATGCGTACCTTTTTTTGTTAGACACATCCATCTGTTTGGCGACGGGGGATGTGTCTTTTTTTTATTGCAAATCAACCAGCAAGGCTTGCACTTGCTGTCGGCTTGTCCGATGGTTGAACAGAAATGATTACTTAGTATTATTATCAATAACCGTAATCATCTGATGCAGCACCCTGATCACTGATGATTTTTGCATCCATACTTGGGATTGAAATTTTTCCGCCTATAGTTGATTTATAGCTCATAATACCAGCGCTGTAACCAGCAGCGGTTACTAAATCATCTTCAAGGACGCGACCGCCGTTTAAAGCAGAAGTGTTAGCTTCAACAAGGATAACGTTGTCGTAATTTCCGTCAACACCTAATCTAAGTTGCACTTTGCTTCCAGATTCCATGACCTGCAAAACGCGCCCTGTGAAGTTAATCTTTTTACCTAAATAATCATCAGGATTTCTAGCAACTTGATCATAGGTAATTCCTGACTTGTAAGAATCAGGGTTCTTTTCAGCAGCCTTTTCAGCAGCTTCCTTAGCTTGCGATTCAGAATTTGCACGTGCGATTGATTCTGAAGTAGCTTTTATTTCAGATTCTTCTGCGGCTTTTTTAGCTGCGTAAGACGCCGATTTACTTGCAGCTTTTTCTGCTTTGGCTGCCGACTCACTTGTAGATTTTGCGACTTTTTCCGATTCCTTCTTAATACTTTCTTGCTCAAAAGTAGGCCAAAGTCTCTCGGCGGTAAGTACGTCTTTTTTTAATTGATTCTGCTTGTCTGACTTCGCTAAATCGTTAACTTCCTTTTTAACAGATTCAATACCTGATTTAGTTGTGCCATCAAGTAATTTTGTGTGCTTAGAGTTAGCAAACAAAGCATCAACATTAGTTTTGGCTTTCTCTAACTTAGTTAGTTTTTTTGTAGAACTAGAATTTTCATCTTGTTTTTTTGCGTGTGATGAACTATCGCCACTCCCAGAAGTAGCTGATACAATGATTGCTGACAGAACAAGTAGGACGACACTCCCAATTAATTTAATTTTATCTGGTCTTTTCTTCCAAAAAAACCAAATTCCAAACCCCGATACAATAAAAATTAATGAAAAAAATACACTCACAAATATCCCTCCAAATATGTTACACTGTATTTATGGTTGTTGCTTTCGGGCAACTTTATATATTGGCTCTATTGAATCCCCACGATTCGATAGGGCTTTTTTTAATGTACCTTATGAATTTCTAAGCCGTGAGTAAGGTTGAAGACGAATCCTTTATAAGTGAATATGTCCCCGCGCTTTTCTCGATAGCTTTCCAATGCGTTTTGTAAAAAATCTACCGTTACGTCAGACAATTCAGCAGCTTCATATATCGAATCGATACCTAAGGCGTTATATGCTATCAAATCATCGAGTGTGACAAGACTTCTTACAGCCATTCGTCTAGCTCTAATTTCTTGTTGACGTTGTTCAATTGTAGTTTGCCCAGCGATATCGCCAACAGTTGTTTCTTGGTGAGCGATTTCTTCGGCTAGAGTTTGTAGCTTTTTTTTACGATTATTAGTTTCGTTTATTAAAATAGTGTCGTCTACACAGAGACCAGCTAGTCCACTCGGCATTCGACTATCAAAAATAACAGTATATTTAGAGTTCTTAACAAAACTATCAAGTTTATCCATATAATTTTCTCCTTGGAATTAATCTCGATTATTAGCTTTTCTAACAAGGTCAATATAATTAATAATCTGTGCCATTTCTTCGTCCGAAACATTATCATCAATATGTGCCGCTAGAAGCCCGATATTCTTTTGTGAGGCAACGGATTTTGATTCACGTTCTGGAAAGAAACTATCAATTTTTACATTAAACAAAACTGATAAATCAAAAAGAACGTCTTGGTTAGTTTTCCGTGTGCCTGATTCATAACGGCTAATTGTTTGGCGAGTTGTATTTAATTTTTCGGCAAGTTGGTCTTGTGTCCATCCGCGAGCTTCACGAAACTCTTTAATTTTAGAACCAACAAATTTATTTGTATCCAATTTTCTATTCCTCCGAAAACTAACTTCCTATTTATTCAACAAAATTATGATAGCACAAAAATTACCAAAATGGAACTTTTTTATCAAAAAAAGCACAAAAATGTTTACATGTTACCAAATTGGTGCTAAGATAAGTGTATTGAAAGAGAGGTGATAAAATGCAAACAAAACTATTAGGGCTTAGAAAGTCATTCAATTTGTCTCAAGAGGACATGGGAAAACTTATTGGAACAACATCTACAACATATTCTCGTAAGGAACGAGGTGAGTATGCTTTTGACGCTGATGAAATGTTTATCATCGCGAACTACTTCGATGAAGATATGAGCGATATTTTTTTACCTCGAAGTTACCAAAATGGTAACAAGAAAACACAACTAGCATAAAGGAGGTCGAACCATGAACCAATTAACCGTAACAGTTCCGATCACATTGCCGGAAGGCTACGAGATTATCGAGACCGAGAAGCGTGAGCAACTCGAAGCTGATAAGCAGGTTATCTGGAACGTTAATAAAGCGACTGAAATAGCCGGTTTAACTAAGAAGGATATGTATAAAATCTTAAAGGCATTTCAGTCGCAACTTGATATAGAGTCTGGTGGCTGCGTCTATTATCCGTACGACGGTTCAAAGTATCGCATCGAATCGCTAGGATTTATCAAATTTATGCGAAATAACTTCGCAAGAATTATGAAGGAGATAGCAAGATGAACAAGAATCTATATATGACCTGTATTAGCAGCATTATGTTGGGGCTTTATTTACCAAAAATCATGGTAATGCCAGTGACACTATTAATTATCGGATCATTTGCCACTTATGTGGGATTGAATCATAAGGAATTTTTTGGAGAAAAAGAAAAATGATATGGCTAGAGCTATTAATTGGTGCCTTTATCTGCGTGGCAACCCTAGATATCTTCTATTGGAAGGAGGCGAATCGAAATGCCAAAAGACAACTTCGACAATCAAGCGGAACGCGATCGTTTAACGCCCACAGATAGTGAGCCTAAACTAATCGGTTACGATTATGCAGGCCGTGAAGCATTCGAATCGGACTCACGTATTATATTCGACGGTTACATTATCTGCGAAGGGGATGAACGAGATTTCCTGTTAACTATGGGAGGTGATGCGGTTGATTGAGTATAAAAAAAGCGCTAATCGCGGCAACGATTAACGCAGAGGACAAAATAGTTTATACACAAATAATAACACTGGAGGCGCAACATGGCTAGCATTTATAAATTAACAGGCGACTTCGCACACCTTCAACAATTAGTTGAGAGCGGCGAAATCGATGAAACGCAAGCAGCGGACACGTTCGACGCAATTAAAGCCGACTTAGAAACAAAGGCCGTTAAATCAGGCTATGTGGTTAAAAACCTTGAAGCCGATGTGGAAGCGCGGGCAGAGGCAATTAAACAGCTTTCCGAACGGAATAAGAGAACTAAAAAGGCAATCCGTGCAATCAAGCAACGTGCAATGCATGCCATGGATACAGCTGACGTCAAAAAAGTTGACGATCCAATTATGCCGGTACGGATTAAAAATAATCCAGAAAAGGCAGATGTAATTGATGAAAAAAATATTCCGGCGTTTTATTTCAGACAAAAATATGAGCTTGATAAGACTAAGCTGAAAGCTGATTTAAAAGCCGGTAAGCCAGTTACAGGTGCGAAATTAACGCGAGAAACCAGAATCGAATGGGGGTAATTAGATGGCAATTCATTCATTAAAGGATACTAATAAGACTGATTTATTTAGGGTCATGATTTACGGCAAGCCGGGTATTGGTAAGACAAGCGCAGCCAAATTTATGAAGGGTAAGACTTTGGTTATTCCGTTTGATAATTCTGAAAAAGTATTGAGCGGTACAAATATCGATTCAGAAGAATTTGACAAAGCTAACCCGTCAAAGGAATTAACCCGACTATTAAAAGAATTACCTAGTGAATTAAACGGCTATTCAAATCTAGTATTGGATAACGTTTCATCACTAGAAAAGTCTTGGTTCATTGAACAGGGACGTAACTCTAAGAGAGGTATTCGCAATGAGTTACAAGACTATTCTGGCTGGACTAATTACTTTATCCGCGTGATCGATGCATTCTATAAATTACCAGTCAACATTCTTGTGACTGCTTGGGAAGATCAGTATGAAATCACGTCAATGACCGGGCAACAATTTAACCAGTATTCACCACAACTAAGGGCTAGTGTTCGTAGCACATTTATGGGGCTGACTGATGTTGTGGGGCGCATGATGCTTAATCCGGACACACAAAAACGGGGCGTTATTTTAGAAGGCGATGACGGTATTTTTGCCAAAAATCGCTTAGATAGCCGGAAAGCTAGTCCAATTGAAACCCTATTCGATTGGGGTGAATCAGATGTACCAACTACACCCGTACCAACTCAAGCTAGTGGAACAAGCACGACAGGAGCTAAGGAAGGGTAATAAGTCATGCTTGCTGGTTAGCCCGGCAGGTAGTGGTAAATCTGTGGTGATCGCGGAGATTGCCAGACTGACAACTTTAAAAGGTGGACGGGTAATGTTTATGGTTCACCGACAGGAATTAATCAATCAGATTATGGAGTCGTTTAAGGCTAACTCAGTCGATTTAAATCTATGTACTGTAATGACTGTCGGCAAGATTCGTAATCGCTTAGACGAGCTGCCAAAGCCGAATTTAATCATTACTGATGAAACACATCACAGTTTAGCTAAGACTTATCGGGACATATATGACTATTACGCAAATGTACCACGTTTAGGCTTTAGCGCGACACCATGGCGACTAAACGGCAAAGGGCTGGGGGATGTCTACGATGCAATGATTGAAGGTCCAGACGTGCAATGGCTAATTGATAATCATTATTTAGCACCATTCGATTATTACTCAGTCAATTTAATTGATGAAAGTAAATTAAGTAAGAGTAGCACAGGTGATTACTCTAATAAATCAATCGATGCTGCGGTAGGTCACACAATTTATGGTGATGTGATTAAAACTTATCGCGAAAAAGTAGACGGACAACAGACAATCATCTATGCCCACAGTATTGAATTTAGTAAACAGATTGCTCAGAAGTTCAGAGATACGGGAATTAATGCAGCGCATTGCGACTCTAAAACATCCAAAAGACGACGCGACAAGATAATGTCCGACTTTAAGGCTGGAACGTTAAAGGTGCTATGCAATGTGGACCTTATCTCGGAAGGCTTTAACGTACCTGATTGTAGCTGTGTCATCATGCTACGACCGACCGAGTCATTAGTATTATTCATTCAACAATCAATGCGGTGTATGCGATTTAAGCCAGGCAAGCAAGCAACCATTATTGATCATGTGGCTAACTACACTAGATTTGGCTTGCCAAACACGCCACATAAATGGACATTGGCAGACCGCGAAAAGAAGAAAAAATCAACTAATACAACAGTTGACACGCCAATTAAACAATGCGCGTTTTGCTTTGCAGTAATTCCAGCGCAATCAAAAAGTTGCCCATTGTGTGGGCATGAAGTCGAGGCAGTTGAGTCTGAAATTAAAGTTGATGAAACAGCACAGATTGAAAAGATTGAGAACAACTTTCGGCTGCAAGCGGATTATATTGTGACCAAAAAAATAAGTGAATTAAAAAGCTATGGAGAACTGAAGGCTTACGCAAAAGCCCGTGGATACAAGCAAGGCTGGATTTACTTCCAAGCCAAAAATAAAGGATTAATTAAAGGAGCGAAATAACAATGGCATTTTTAACAACAGATTATAAAGAAAATAAATCAAACGATTACGGTGTTTTACCAACAGGCAATTACGAAATGATTATCGCAAAAGCGCAAGAAACAGCGACTAAAAATGGTGCTGAATCATTGCAATTGGATTTAATTGTGCGAAACGACCTAGATGGTGTGCCAGCATTGGCTGAAACGAATAAGAAATACCACAATCGCCATGTATTCATGGATAACTGGAAACGCAAAGCGACTAGTCAATATGACATGCAAGGGTTCCAATACATTCTAGATGCAATCGGTGTACCGGAAGGGACGCAAATTAATTCTATTGACGACTTTTTGAGCGTTTTAACTGGAAAAGTGGCTAAAGTATTCGTTAAAAAAGGCAAGAATGAATATAACGGTAACGCTACCGACATTAATCAAGTTGCCCCCTGGAACTTTAGCAAGTCAGATTACCCACAAAGCAATCATCAATTTAAAGAAGCTAAACAAGTTGGTGGCGACGACCCGTTTGCAAACAAAGGTCAAGCCATCGATATTTCAAATGACGATTTACCATTTTAATCTAGGAGGCACACATGAATGGCTTACGAGTTAATACCGGACGAGCTAAAAGCCCTTAAGCAATGGGGGCTGTTTAAAAGAGAGTGGCAAGAAGCCAAACAAAAGTTTAATAAGTTTCCGAAATCCGCCATTGATGGCAGTGATGCTAAGAGTAATGATCCAACGACTTGGGTTGATTTTGAAACAGCACTTAAGGCATTAGATGAATTTAAGCTTGATGGCCTAGGGTTCTTCTTTGCTAACGGCTACGCAGGAATTGACATTGACCATGTGGCAGTTGATTTACATCGCTGGCGGCAAGGTGACGATGATGACAATGTGGTCAGCGACTTTTTAAGCCATACTGAATCATATGCTGAAACTTCAATGTCAGGAGAGGGCCTCCACATTATTGTAAAGGGCGATATACCTGGAGATAGACGTCGCAAGGGCAATATTGAAATGTATCAGGCTGGCCGATTCTTCGCCATGACAGGCAAGCGGACAGGTAACTTTAAACGAATTAATGAGATTAAACCAAGCAACTTTAAATACCTGTACGAGAAGTATTTAGGTCGTGACAAGTTTTTACAGCTGCCAACCAATCAACCAACACAAACGGTTAATTTATCCGAACAAGAAATCATTGACAAGGCTTCAAAGTCTAAAACTGGCAAGCGATTCTTACTGCTTTATGGTGGTGGTTGGGAGCAGTTTTACAGTTCTCAATCTGAAGCAGATTTAGCCTTCGCTAACGACCTAGCATTCTGGACAGGTCGCGACTTTAGCAAGATGGATAGTATCTTTCGGCAATCGTCTTTAATGCGCGATAAATGGGACGAGAAACACGGCAAAACAACTTATGGGGTAGCAACACTTAACAAAGCTATTAATGAAAATACGGCGGTTTACGAGCCACAGAGAGAGCTACCAAAGTATGATTTAAAATTCCTAACTAACAACCACAAAGAGTTACCAGCACGATCATGGGATGATTCAGGGTTAGTTGATAGATTTTTGGACCATTTCGGCGATAAAGTCCGGTATTCCTACATCGACAACTGTTTTTATATCTTTAATGGGAGCTACTGGGAAGCTGATAATTCTGGCAAAGTCCACAGTTTGTTAGACGAGATTGTTAAAAATATGAAAAACGAAAAAGTAGTTGCACCGCCAGAAGTTGACCCAGAAAAGATTGAAGAAGCGTGGGCTAAATTCTTAAAGTCGTCACGCAATAATAAAACTAAGACGGCTGTTATGAAAGAAATGCAACATCGAATTCCGGTAATGCCAGACGAGTTCGACAAAGATAAGATGCTACTTAATGCCAGCAATGGTTACGTTAATCTAGCCAGCGGCAAGCTTGAAAACCACAGTATTATCAAGATGTTTAGCCGTGAAGCAAGTGTGGAGTATTCGGACACCGTTGACGCACCAGAGTGGGAGGCATTCTTAAAGCAAGTCTTCGATAACGACTTAGATTTAATCAATTATATTCAAAAAGCTGTTGGATACTCACTAACTGGATCGACTAAAGAACAAGTGATGTTTATCTTGTTCGGTAATGGTCGAAATGGTAAATCAATCTTTCTTGAGACTATTTCGAATGTATTAGGGAGCTACGCAAAGACAATTCAAGCCAGCTCAATCATGGTTAAGCAGAATGCTAGCGGTCCTAACTCAGACATTGCCCGATTAAAAGGCGCACGGTTAGTTACATCAAGTGAACCAAACGAAGGCTTACGAATGGATGAAGGTTTAGTCAAGCAGTTAACCGGTGGCGATAAAGTCACCGCTCGAAAACTATATGGGCAAGAGTTCGAGTTTGAACCAGAATTTAAACTATGGCTTGCAACTAACCACAAACCTATTATTCGCGGCACTGATGATGGTATCTGGCGGCGTTTAATCCTTGTTCCGTTCTCAGTTCAGATTCCGGATCATAAGGTTGACAAAGACCTTAAATACAAACTGCAACGTGAAGCAACTGGGATTATGAACTGGGCAGTTGATGGCTGTCTTAAGTGGCAAACCGAAGGTCTCGGGCTTCCTAAAGTGATTAAAGATGCCAGCACGGGTTACCGAGCTGAAATGGATGTGATTAGTCAATTTGTTAGTGATTGCTGCGAAACAGGCCCCGGCTTTGAGGTTAAAGCGAGCGAGATTTATAAAGTCTACAAGCAATGGGCAGATGATAACTCTGAGTACTGCATGTCTAACACAAAGTTTGGGAGAGAGATGCAGCAGAAGTTTGAACGTAAAAGAAATAAATTCGGCAATCTCTATGAAGGTTTAAGCATCAAAATCGATTCAAGACTTAATTTTATGAAATAGGTGTATGGTTCGCCCCATGTGGTGTAGGCTTTGTTTCACAAGATAAGCCTAGCAACACTGGTGTTTCACAGACTTTTTACTATATGGTGTAGGGTTACTTTATTTTATATTAATAAGGATAAATAAAAATATATACTATATAGGGTTTGAGTTTTTAGAAGTATACACCAAATCAATAAATATAGATTGTAAGCTTACAGCCCCAAGGGATACAGCGATTGTGGAACCCTACACTGTGCCTACACCTGCCTACACCTGCCTACACCGAAATGAGCAGGAGGATTCAAATGTCATTAAAAGAGATTAGAAATCAAAAAGGCATATCCCAAGAAAAACTCGTGGATATGTTGTATGAAGACAAATATATAATTTCTGCGACTGTTATTAGCAATTTTGAAAACGGCAAAAGTATTGAAGCCGATACGATAAACAGGATCGCAAAGGTTTTAGATGTTCCGGTTAAGGAACTGTATTCGAATAAAAAATCAGAACACTCGATTCAAAATGAAATTATGCTGGCTGTCAGTCAACGCGGTTGCACGATTGCCAGAAGTAATGCCGGTCGAGCTTATTCAAAGTCGGGGGCAGTGATTCAGTTATTCCCCAAAGGTTGGCCAGACTTAACTGGGTTCAGACATTCAGACGGTAAGGCGATTTTAATTGAAGTAAAAAACGAAAAAGGCAGACTACGCGACGATCAAAAACGATTCGCAGAATATTTTAAAAATGTGCCATTCCTTTACGGTGTAGCACGTAGCGCAGAAGATGCCGTCAGAATAATTGAAGGGGAGTAATCGTAATGTGGCAATTAATAGGTGCTAAATCAGGTGAAGAATACACACGTCACAAGGATAAAGAAGCGCTATACCGATTACTAATTAAAGAGTGGCCTACAAAGGGCAAGATGCGTAGAGGTAAAACATCAGGTGTGGCTTTATTAGTTAAACCAATGCCGGAACCAATGATTATTAGGAGGGTTAAGTGATGACAGCTAATAAATGTTGTTTGTGTAGCAAAAAGGCTGATTATGAATTAGATAACAGCAAATTTATTTGTGATAACTGTGCTCAAATTATGGGCGAACTTGCGGAGGGTTAAGTGATGGTGAATGAAGAAATAGCGTGGGATATGTATATGATTAGCAGAAATTTAAACTGGTTAATTGACCACTGTGAAGATAAGAAACAGTTAGTAGTTATTATGAATCAGATTTCAAAGAAAGTATTCGAAATGGTCGATTCAAAAATTACAGATAAGGAGGGCAAGGCTGATGAGTAAAATTGATACTCAAAAGGCAATTACAGAAACGGTAAAAGAAGCTATTGATGTTGTTAAGAAGGCATTGGGTGAAGAAGCAGTTGGTACTGATGAATGGACGTTTGTTAAACGGTTTGCAGACGGCCAAGCAATTATTATTCACCCTGAAGAAGATGATGATGGCGAACGAACGATTAATGTGAGGGTCAACGATGAGATATTTATCGGCGCTAAAAGTGAAGATTGGCTCGATATTTTTAGCGAGGACGGTGAACAAGATGAAAATTAAGCTAACTTTAGATGAGAAATATAAAAAACTTGTGGATGAGATTCGGGAAGAAGATAACCCTTATCACGATGCTTTTATAAAGGCGTTCCCCATTTTAGTAACTGGATTAGCTCAAGAATGGTTTGGGAGATTGGCACGCCGCGACGGCATTAAGGTTATTGAGCGAATCCATAGTGCCGATGAAATCGAATGGATCGCAACTAAATATAACTGGCGATTTAAAAGTAAAAAAATTTACGCGCGATATATTAGCAGCAGATATGCAAAAATCACTTTCTTCAAGCGGCCATTTGCAGATAACATCATGACAGAATCAGAGTTCAAAAAACTACTAGAAGGCACTGGCTTGCCATTTGAAGCCTTTGAGAAGGTGAATGCTGATGACTAAATATTATCTAAGATTGCCTAACGTAAGACGCGGTCGAGACTATCTAAATGTTGAGAATATCTATGATTCACATGATAAAGATAAAAAATCCCCCATTGGCGGTTTATATCACTTCGGAATAAAGACGTGGGGTTATCAGTACGCGTTTAGTGAAGCAGAACTAATTAATTTAAAAGACAGATTAATGATGAGCGACGAGCTATTTGAATTGCTTGAAACAGAAAGGGTGAGCGTTGATGACTAAATGCAAGTATTGCGATTGCGTTCTACCAATCGGTCGGCACGTAACTCTTGATTCATTTAAAATAGTCCGAATGGAATCAACCAAACAGATAGATGACCAGTTTGTGGATATTCTTATCGTCAAATGTGTTGGCTACGACCGGGATGAAGACTATCTGGAGATTGGGAAATATTATCTGGAAACAAATGATTCTGATATGTATCAAGGATATACAGCAATCAATTATTGCCCGATATGCGGAAGGAAGCTGGGTGATTAGCATGGCAGAAGTATTAGACGCGTGCTGCGGATCGCGAATGTTTTGGTTCGACAAGGAAGACCCTAGAGCGTTGTTCATGGATAACCGCACGGTTGATAATGAGCTACTATGTGACAACCGCAGATTGACGGTTAAACCGGATGTGGTTGCGGATTTTACGGATATGCCATTTGAAGACGAATCATTTAGCTTAGTAGTGTTTGATCCGCCACATTTATTACGGGCCGGCGAAAACTCATGGTTGGCAAAGAAATACGGCAAGCTTGATGATAACTGGCCAACCATGCTGCACGACGGATTTGCCGAATGTATGCGGGTTTTAAAGCCTAGCGGAACACTGATATTCAAGTGGAATGAAGACCAAATCAAACTTAAAGATGTTTTGGCCACGACGGAATATAAGCCGTTGTTTGGTAATAAGCGAAGTAAGACTCATTGGGTGGTGTTTATGAAATGAAATTTTTAGACCTATTCGCCGGGATTGGCGGATTTAGAAGTGGGCTAGAGATGGCAGGACATGAGTGTGTTGGATTTGTTGAAATCGATAAGTTTGCCCGAAAGTCATATAGAGCCATTTATAACACAGAAGGAGAGTGGACAGCACATGACATCAGAGCAGTTAGAGCTAGTGAGCTACCCAGAGCAGACATCTGGACATTTGGATTCCCGTGCCAAGACATCAGTGTTGCCGGGAAGCAAAAAGGATTTGCCGGCAAACGTAGTTCTCTCTTTTTCACAGTTACAGGGCTTATTAGAGACCTCGAAGAAGAAGATAGACCCAGCATCTTACTCATTGAAAACGTTAAAAACTTACTTAGCATTAATGGGGGATGGGACTTTCTCAAGCTTCAAATTGAACTGGATGAAATCGGGTACGACGTCGAATGGGACGTTCTCGACACAGCAGAGGTCTTGCCTCAGCACAGGGAGCGCGTCTATATTGTCGGACATCTTAGAGGACGAGGTGGACGAAAAGTATTTCCTATCAGAAGAGGTAACGAACAAGCTATTAGCCAGTCAGAACAAAATACTAACACCCTTACAACAAGATACGGAGAATCGCAAGGCAGCGGATTGAACGTTGTTGAGCCTAAACCACAGAAAGTAAAACAGATTGGAAATATTGTTGAAACATCTTCGTTTGGAGGAAATCCTCAAGTAGGACGTGTTTATGATCCTGAAGGTTTGTCGCCGGCATTAAATACTATGCAAGGTGGCGGACGCGAACCAAAGATTTTAATTAAAGAAGCCACCAAAAAGGGTTGCGCGGAGGGTTACGAAGGGGATTCAGTCAGTTTTAGTCAACCTAATTCTAAAACAAGGCGCGGACGCATTGGGGCACAGATTACTAATACTCTAGAAACAGGGCTGAACCAAGGTGCGATTATTAAAGTCAAAGATACTTATCGCTTAGTGATTAACGGTATTGAATATGCTATCAGGGTTCGCAAGTTAACACCGCTAGAATGCTGGCGACTTCAGGGCTTTACAGATGAGCAATTCTACAAGGCGCAAGCAGTCAATAGTAATAGTCAACTATACAAACAGGCGGGCAACAGCGTGAGCGTGCCAGTCGTCTATGCAGTAGCTAGCAGATTGTAAATAAAAAGACCGCGTTAGCAGTCAGGAGGATTAACATGCGAGAGATTAAGTTTAGAGCGTGGGAGGTAGTAGGATGATTAAAAATTACAGAAAAACAACAACGATCCAAGCTGAACAGTTTGATGGGTCAGTTAGGATGATTAGAAAATATAGCATTGGAGTCCCTCGTGGTGCCTATGTTGAAGAATGGCCAATGAACACACTTATGACTCTAGAAGGCCCAATGGAATTAAATATTGGTGACTGGATTGTAACAGGTGTTAAAGGCGAGCATTGGGCGATTGCTGCCGATGTGTTTAAAGCTAGTTATGTGGAGGTAGCAGAATGACAAAAGAAATCTACTCACTGACCGACTTGGTTGGTAGAATTAGACTATGGTCGTTAAATCGAGGTTTGGATAAGGCGGACAGCAGCAAACAATTGCTTAAACTCCAAGAAGAATTAGGCGAGCTGACGCAAGCCCACTTAAAGGGGCATCCGGATAAGCAGCGAGATAGTATCGGTGATATTGTGGTCGTTCTAACGATTTATTGTCAACAAGAAGGCATAAGCCTACGCAGATGCTTGCAAGAAGCTTATGAAGTTATTTGGTACCGTAAAGGAAAGATGGTCAACGGCGTGTTTGTTAAAACTGAAGATTTGGAGGTAAACGAATGACAATCAAGCAAGCGTGGAGGCGTAGATAATGGATAATTATTTCGACTTAAAAGCCGAAAATAAATTGCTGAAACAAGAAAATGCTGAGTTAAAGCAATTAAACAGCAAGCTTGAAGTGATAATTAACGCTCAACGGGAAGAGTTGGACGATTTATATAACGATTTGAGGGTGATTTAATGAATCACAGACAACGAGCAATCAAACAAAGCATGTACCGCGACAAGTATCCATATTACCGAAGAGTTGAATTCGGGCTAAACATGGCTAAGGTGCTTAGATATATGAAACGACCTAAGCGGGCTAACCAAATAAGCTGGCATAAATCAAATAAGGGGTGGTAAGGGATTGAGACGATCAACATTTAAGTGTGTCGAAGGAATTCTAAGGGATTATCCTAAGATACCTGATTATATTAAGCAGCGTGAGCAAGAATTAATGTACCCAATTCAGACGCCAGATGAGAATATTGGGGGCGGACGGTCTAGTACAATCATTAAGCCGCAAGAGCGGATGATTATCACATTAGACGAAGACAGGCGGCTCAATGCGCTTAAGCAACAACGCAAGTTAATCGATGACACGTTAGACGAGTTTGGCACTGATACAGAGGTCATTATCAACGAGTTGTATTTCAAGAAACGACAAGAGTACACGATTGAGGGGTTAATCGAGCAACGTAAAATATTTGTTGGCCGTAGTAAGGCGTTTGAGCTTAAGACGGAGTTCATCGAAAGCTTAGGGACGAAACTCGGATTGTATTAACCGTGGACTTTTTGCGGATTTTTAAGCCCCAAATCCATGTTAAATTAGTATTATCAGATAATGCGAAGAAGGACAAATGAGATCCAGTAGCATATCTGTATCCTAGTAGCTCAAATGGTAAAGCGGCACATTAACGTGATGTGAACACGATTCGGGTTCGAGTCCCGGCTAGGATATTAATAAGGTAGGCTAGACGTGTTGATGAGCGCGGTTTGATAGCCTGAAAGCGACGGTACGTGTGCACGTGTATCCGTTACGGAAGTGGTAGCAGGCAACCTCAGCCACATCGTCGTATCGCAGTGGCGGAATAGGTAAAGCTCGAGTCTGGTTAGTATCTCTACGGGGACTAATGAGACTCGGTTAGAAAAAACAACGAATGCTCAGATTGTGTGGTGCAAATCCACACCTGCGATATAAATAGTCAAGTCATAGCCAATCGGTTATGGCTTTTTTAGTGCATAAAATTAAGGAGCAGTGTCGATTATGAATATAAAGGGTGGGGATAATAGCAAACGGTGGGACGCTGTCTATAAAAGCGGTGAGTATGATGCTTGGATGAATAGATTTGAAAAGGGCGTTCAAAAATCTCACAGAGTAGAGCGTAGGAATGCCAAGCAAGCGTTGAAGACAAATTACGTCCAAACCATTAAATAGTTGGCTTTTTTTATACATAAAGTAAAGGTGGTGATTGCCGATTGTATTATATGAATCAAGGGAGCTACAAGAAAGAACCTGATTGGCAATCTAAAGCCGATGCAAGGTTAGAGAAGTGGCTTAAACAGAAGAAGATAGATGAGAAACGTCGTTCAGATGAGCGGCGTATTTTTGTGCAATTAAATAAGGAGTGATGCTGATGTTTAATTTGTTTAAACGTAACAAAGAACCATTGAATACTGTTGGTCACTGTGGAGGAAATCGTGGTGTGATTCCTGAACGGGGACATGCACCGGGAACTGTACCGCCAAAAGGAAACAAACGTGGCGTTACCAAAAACCTTGGTGAGACGCATAAAGATTCACCGATCTATGAACCGGATGTTGTTCATGATTTAGAAATGATTGTAGGTTGTTTATCTGACGCTACTAGGAACGGATCATATATGATAGTAGTTCCAGAAAGAATTATTAAAACAGATATTGAGAAGCTGTACAAAGTTCTTCAAACAATGGGAGTCGGTTGTTTTATTCAGCACTGTTATTCGGATAGCATTTCAGAAAACACAAGAGCATTGCGAATCTTTAATGATGAGAGGGGTTAACTTATGAAGACCAGAAACATACTAACCGCCAATGAGATGATCAAGCGTGGCATTGACCCACAGATTAATATCAATGTGCCAAAGGGTGTTGAGGCTAACGAGCTTGAGTTCGTTATTATCCGATTACTTTACTTCATGACCAGCAACTATGCTGAGGTCAATAAGATTAGCTTTGAAGAAGCGTTAGAGCAATATGGTAAAGCGGTCATCACACAGATTGGAGTGATGCATGATGTATCGAAAGGTTAGAGGTATCAACTGGCTGTCTGATGTGGTAACTATCTATGCCAACGGAGAAGTATTTACACATACGTTAGATGGTCGTGAGATTAGTCAGTCTACAGTCAATATGATTGAGGCACACAAGCATGCTAAGTCATGAGTGTGGTAAAGCTGGTTGTCATACTTTAATCAGCATTAATGATAAGTATTGTGACAAGCATCGTGACTTTACTTCGAGAGAGTACAACAAATACAGACAGATTAATCAACACGATTACTTGAAGTTCTATCACTCGAAAGAGTGGAAGCATGCACGCGAGCTGCAATTGATTAGACAACCTTTGTGCGAGATATGTTTGTCTAACGATCATGTGACACAAGCAACAACAGTTCATCATAAGATAGAAACTAAAGTTGATTGGTCTCTTAGACTTTCAGAAAACAACTTACAATCTGTTTGCAAAAGTTGTCACGAAAAAATTTACAAAGGCAGATGGTACGGGGGAAAGTAGCCGGACTGTATTTTAGATACCCCGTCAACCCTTGGGGCTGTAGGGTTCAAAAACGAAAATGAACGGACTCCTCCTTTCTTCACGCAAATATCCCTAAATTAAAACTTTCGAAAGGAGAATATTATGGCTGGAAGACCTAGAAAACCTACTGGAAACAATAAGAAACACCTAACTAACGATGAGAAAGACGTTAGGAATGAATCAGAATTAATGGCGAGCGACTTTCCTGCGTTATCGACAACACCACCTAAGTGGCTGGACGACGATGCTAAGCGCGAGTATAAGCGTGTGGTTGTGGATTTAAAGAGATTGCATATCACTAAGCTAGATCAGACGCAATTAAGTTTATACTGCAACGCTTATTCAAAATACATCATGGCATCTAAGGACGTTGATGAGCGTGGCTTGCTTATTGATGACAAAAAGAACCCTTCTGTTAACATCATGACCGACATGTCAAAAGAAATCAGAGCTACCGCTGGTAGTTTGGGTATGACGCTTGATTCACGCATGAAACTTGTGGTGCCACAGATTGACAAGCAACCTGATGACCCGTTTGCGAAGTTTGGTGATTTAAGTGATTGATTATACTACTGAATATGCGCAAGCAATCGTTGACGGCAAAATTGTTGCTGGCAAGAAAACAATTCAAGCTTGCGCGCGACATTTAAAGAATCTAACAGATAGTAAGGATAGCGATTATCCTTATTTTTTTGACGTTAAAAAAGCAAATCGTGTGATTGAATTCATCGAAATGTTACCTAATCCAGATGATGGTAAACCATTAAAACTGGTTAATTTTCAGAAGTTTATCGTCGGCTCTCTATTCGGTTGGAAAAATAAAGAGACCGGCTTTAGACGATTTAAAAAAGCAGTAATCTCAATGGGACGTAAGCAAGGTAAGTCGCTTGTTGTATCTGGCATTGCGCTTTATATGCTACTTTACGAAGAGATACCTAAGTATGATCGTCAGATTTATTGTGCAGCCAATACACGTCAACAGGCCAAGGTTGTTTATAACATGATTGTTAACTTCTTGAAGCAACTTAGAAGTAAGTCAAAAATCATTAAGAAAGCCACCAGCGTGCTTAAATCCGAAATACGTCAAGACGGTTCTGGCAGCTATATTATGCCGCTATCAAGCGATTACAACAGTTTGGATGGGTTGAACGTATTATTGGGCATTATCGATGAACAATCACGTTCGACCGATTACGGGCTTGTAGACGTATTAGAAACGTCCCAAGGACAACAAAGCCAAGCACTGATAATGATTATTTCAACAGTGTCAGAAAAAGTTAACGCATGGTTTTGTACACAAGAATATCCATATGTGACTGATATTTTAAGCGGTAAAATTACTAATGAAAGTTATTTCTGTGTGTGGTATGAACAAGATAATGAAGCAGAGATTGCCGATGAAGCCAATTGGATTAAAAGCAATCCGATTTTATTTGATGAAAAAGTAAAAGAGAAACTTCTACCTAATATCCGTGCCAAGTGGCAAGAAGCTACAGATAAGGATAATCAACCGCCAGCGTTGATCAAATACTTTAATATGTGGCAGCAAGAGTCATCTGAAAGCTACATTAAGATTAAGGATTGGAAAGATACTGAAATTGAAATCGAACCAGATTTGATGAATAAAGATGTTTACATCGGCATGGATTTAGCCCGTGTTGGGGACTTATCTGCGGTAAGCTGGATTGTGCCACTGGAAGAGGAAAACAAGTTCTTCATTGACTCTCACGCGTTCGTTGGGACTCGTGGCGGGCTTCAAAATAAGATTGATAGGGATAAGATTCCCTACGATAGACTCGCTGATAAGGGGCTTGTAACGTTATCAGAAACTGAAACAGGTAATATTGACGATCAACAGATTATCGATTTCATCTACCAATTAGTAGACAAGTACCAATTTAATGTTAAAAACATCTGTTTTGACCGCTATTCTGCTAACAATATTATTAATAACTTGGTGGAAGATTTCGAAATGGTTGATGTGGCGCAAGGTTACGCAACGTTATCAGAACCAACCAAACAATTCAGAAAATACGTACAAGATAGAAATATTATCCATACAAGCAATCAACTGTTAGAAATTGCGGTCAATAACGCGGTGTTAAAGCAGACTAATGACGCTGTCATGATTGATAAAGCTATGTACCGAAACAAGATTGACCCGTTAGCAGCAGGGATGGACGCTTGGACCAGAGCAGTATTACATGATTTTAAGCATTCAAATATTGCTGACAATGATTTTTACATCAACGAATTCACATTCTAAGGGGGTGTTTTAGTGAGTTTATTAGACAAGTACGCGCACGTCATCATGTTTATGATCGGCGTGCTATTTTTATGCATTGGTTACTTCTCAATCTCCATAACTGTGGGATTGATTGGGACTGGTGCTACCTTACTAACACTCTCTCTATTGCTTTTTAAAATGCGGGAAAGGGGGTGATTAAATGGGATTTTTTAAACCGGTGAACAATGAAAATTACAATACGATGCAAGCTATTATCGCTGGGAAACAATCGCCTAATTATGTATCAATCTCTTACTTAAGGAATAGTGATGTGTTTACCGCGGTTAAAGTCGTATCGCAGGATATCGCTACAAACCCAATTAAGTTAATTAGCGATGAAGATAATGTAATCTCAGATGACTTGAATTACTTATTGAACGTTAAGCCAAATGAGACGATGACAGCTTGGACGTTTAAGTTCGCGCTAGCCGCTAACTTGCTCTTGTCTGGGAATGCCTATGCACGTATTTATCGTGATAAACAGGGCAATCCAGTCGAATTACGGCTAATCAAACCATCGTGGGTCACTATTTATAGGGATGAAAGCGATGTATTAACTTACAAAATCAACGACGATGACGCTCGAGAGTATGACTTAGTATCAGCGGATATTTTGCACTACAAATATTTTTCGACCAACGGAATTGTTGGTATTTCACCACTCCATTCACTTAGAAATGAAGTTGAAGTGCAAGACTCTGGTAACCGGATGCTAATGAATTTTTTCAATTCCGGGCTACACAGTCGGGGAACCTTAAAGATTGATAAGGCCGATCTAGCACCAGAAGCAGCTAAAGCCATTAAAAATAAGTTCATTGCGTCAAATAATGACGACACAGGCGTGACTGTTTTAGATACTACGATGGACTACACACAAATTGAAGTTGATACGTCGGTTTTAAAACTTATTAATTCGAACCAATATTCTACTAAGCAGATTGCTAAGGCATTTTCGATTCCTACGTCAAAACTGGGAATCGAGTCAGCTCATACGTCAGTAGTTCAAGAAAACTTGGATTATATTCAAAATTCATTAGATCATTATTTTTCAGTTTTTAACTCGGAAAATAACGTAAAGCTTCTCGACTTTAAAGACAGGTTGAAACTTCACTTTGAATTCGATGTAAGTCGCTTACTCAAATTGGATACGAAGACAAATATTGAAGAATCAATCAAGATGTGGCAAAACGGCGGGATTAATCATGACGAATATCGCAAACGTTTAGGCTATCAGCCTGATTCCGACCAGCATCACTACTATGTGATGAGCAACTATATCCCACTTGATGAGGCACATTTAACATTGAAAGGGGGTGATACGAATGCCAAAACTGGAAACAAGAGCGATTAGTACCGACTTAACCGCTAGTGATGATGAAACAAGAACAGTAAGCGGTACAGCAGTAGTTTTTAACCGTGACAGTGAAGACTTGGGCGGTTTTATCGAACAAGTAGATCCACACGCTTTTGATGGTGTGGATTTAAGAGACGTGTTCATGCTATTTAACCATGATTATAACGCGGTACTTTGCCGAACAATCGCTAATACGCTTGAGTTAACGCTAGATGATGCTGGCTTACATTTTAAGGCAAGTTTGCCAGATACCAGTATTGGACGTGATACCTACGAGAATGTGCGCAATGGTAACATTCAAGGCTGTTCTTTTGGATTTACAGTTAACGAAGATAAGTGGGACACATCAAGCACTGTGTATCGGCGCGATATTTTAAAAATTGGGGAATTGTATGAAATTACTCTTACTCCAATCCCTGCATACAAAGACACAGATGTCTCGGTGGCGCAACGGTTTATTAAACAGAAGACATCAGATTTAGACAAATTAAAAGCAGAACTGGAGCTTATGACTATTTAAGCTCTTTTTTGTGCAAAAAATTAGGAGGCATTTAAATGCTAAACGAAAAAATTAAAGCACTCGAAGCAGAAATTCGAGACTTAGAAACAAAATTCAATACTGATCTAGAATCAGCCAACAAATTTGCGGAAGACGGCAAACTTGAAGAAGTTCGATCACTCAAGAAAACGTTAGACGACGGTAAGAAAGCATTAGCTGAAAAGCGTGACACACTTACAGATTTAAAGAGTATTGCAGAACAACGAAAGATTGAAACAGGCGCTAAAAAAGAAGTTAAAACAGATGAACCAACAGAACAACGCGACTTATTACGCCACTATATCGCATCAAAAGGCGAAATTCGCGCAGGTTTAACAACTGTAGATAATGAAGCAATTCTACCAAAAGATATTGTTTACTCTGCTGAAAAAGAACTCAAAACAGTTGTTGATTTACGACAATTCGTTGATGTGATTCCAGTAACAACTATGAGTGGGACTTACCCAGTTTTAGAAAACGTTAGTGAAGTATTCCCAACAGTTGAAGAATTAGAAAAGAATCCAGAATTAGCTAAGCCTAAATTCAATAAAGTTGATTATAAGATTCAAACTCGTCGCGGCGCCTTAGCAATCTCACAAGAAGACATTGACGACGCGGTAAATGTTGACGGTATTGTGGCTGACCAAATGGCACAACGGGATATTAATACTTCTAACGCTGCTATTCTAGAAAAAACTAAGACAATGACGGCTAAAACGATTAGCTCTTTCGACGACATCAAAAAAATGCTTAACGTTGATTTAGATCCAGCTTATTCAAAAGTAATTGTTGCTTCTCAAACTTTCTTCAACTGGTTAGACACCTTAAAAGACAACAATGGCCGCTACTTATTACAAGATTCAATTACTAGCGCATCTGGCAAGGTGTTAAGCGGTAATGTGCCAGTAGCAGTTGTTCCTGACACACAATTAGGCAAACAAGGCGATTCAGTAGCGTTTGTTGGCGATTTAAAACGTGCTGTTAAGTTCTTTGACCGCAAACAATTATCACTACGCTGGATGGACAATGACATCTATGGCCAATATTTAGCAGGTGTTATGCGCTTTGATACACAAGTTGCGGATACCAAAGCTGGTTTCTTTGTAACACAAGGAAGCAGTGAACCGTCCCCAAAAGCGTAATCGGTGTTACTTTAAATCAGAAAACAGCTTCAATGAAAGTTGGCGACGTTAAGCCGCTAACCGCAACTGTAGCACCGGATGATGCAACTGATAAGACTGTCACTTGGTCGAGTTCAGATGAAAAAATCGTAACTGTTGATGCTAATGGTTCAACAACCGCAGTAGCTGTCGGTGCTGCAACCGTGACTGTTAAGACCAAAGATGGTGAGTTTACAGCAGATTGCGTTGTAACGGTCACCGCTAAAGAATAGACGGTGATTGCCTATGACGACCGAAGAGATTAAAAACTATTTGCGCATCGATCACACGCTTGATGATAATTTAATCGACAATCTATACCAGTCAGCGCGGGAATACGTCAAGAATGCCATTGATGTGGGAGTAGACGTTGAAACGTTTGCCAAATATAAACTTTTCGAGCGTGCAGCATTACTTTTAACCGCTCACTGGTACGAGAACCGCTTAGCAAGTGTTCAGACTGGTGGTGGTACTACAAGTATTCCTTACGGTGTCACACCACTGATTCAGCAGCTGCGCGGGCAGTATTACTACGACAAGGAGCGTGAAGCGAATGATAATCAGCCGGTTGAATAACCGCATCACATTTTTCAGCTTAGCGCCTGGTGTTAACGATGATGGTGTACCAATCGAAAATGTTCGTACTGATGAATATAGCTGTTGGGCTGAGGTTGCTAAGTCGACTAATAAGGAATTCAAAGAAGTCACCAAAGAAACGACTGATTTCTATATTCGCTACCGTCAAAATAAGTTAGTTGACCAAACTTGGAAGATTGACTTCAATGGTCGGATTTATGAGATCGTCCAAGTTGAAGAAGATTTCTTAAACCACGACCTTACGAAAATTAAGGGGGCGTTGGTGAAGTGAAGGGCATGGATGCAATGTTGGCGAACGTCACAAGGCTTGAAGTTGAGGCGCCTAAAAAGGCGCGTAAGAGCATCAATAAGGGTGCTGAAATCTTCGCTAAGCATCTTAAGGCCGATACGCCAGTAGATTCTGGTGCACTTGCAAGTGACGTTCAAATCGGCCCAATGAAAGCTTCAACTGGACGTTTTGAAAAACAAGTCGGCTACGGTGGTAAAAGTGCTTGGCGGGCCCATTTTCCAGACAAAGGAACAAAAAAGCAACCGGCTCAAAACTTCTCAATCAAAGCGCAGGAACAATCACGCGATGAGATTCTGGAAGTTTACGCTGAAGAAATGAGGCTTCTAGATGACTAATCTACCAGAAGTTAACGTTAGAAACATTTTGAAAAATTCGAGTACACTAGTCAGCTTAATGGATAATATTCGTGGCCAATCATTAGCTATTGTGCCGATTTATACGTTTGCGATCCCAGAAGATTATCAAAAAAACGAGTCTAATCCAGTTATTAGAGTGACTCCAGTACCCAAAGAAGACGCCCATTATGCAGATAATGAGCGTTTTTTAGTGGATACATTTGTCCAAGTTGATTTCTGGGTGAACAAAAAAGATACAAGTGGCCTAGCACTTATGCAAGACCTGATTTACCAAGAATTACACAAAAATGGTTATGAACGTTACCAACCTGAACGTTCAATTGACCCTGATTACCCAGAACAAATCATGGTAACAGGGCTATTTAGAGGGAGGATTTACAATGAGCAAAGCTAAAATTGGTTTATCACAATTTCAATATGCAACAGTAGAAAACGAAAAAACGAAAAGTGAGATTTTTAAAATTCCGGGGATGCGTTCAGCAAAACTGGATATCACTAACGAATTAGAAACGATCTATGCAGATGACGGTCCATACTTGGTTATTCCAGCCGGCATTACCGAATTAAAACTTGAATTAGGTTTAGTTGATTTGCCAACAATTGATAAGCAACAGATGTTAGGCGTTACAGTCGAAAGCGGGATTGAACGTTACACCAAGACAATTAAAGTTCCTGATGTGGCTGTTATGTTCCGTGCTTTGATGGACGATAACAAATACTGCTACGTTGGTTTGGCAAAGGGGAAGTTTAACTTGCCTGGTATGGATTTGAAGACCAAAGAAGACAAGATTGAAGTTGCCGAAGATTCTATTACTGGTAACTTCGTTGCGCGTGGTGAAGAAGAAGATATGTTATTCATCGGGCGTGAAGATAACGAAGACTTCAAGCTTGATGTCTTTACTAAGATGGTATTTAACGGGCAAGCACCAACACCACCTGTTGGAGGGTAAGTGCTTAAAACAGCTAGTAAATAGGAATTAAGAGCACACTCACTCTCTTGAGTTGGTTGGTGGATGGATTAATTAACGGAGGTTCTACACATGGAAATTGAATTAAATATTAATGGTGAAACTAAAAAATTTACACGTACGAAACCGCTCAGCTTGGCGGACACGCTTTTAGCATTGGAACTTCAATTAAAACAGCAAAAACGTGCTGAAAAAGATTCAGAAACAGCTAAAGATTTAAAGGACAACTTAAGTGACATTTGCGAATTCTTGTCTAAATTCTTCGACAATCAATTCTCTTTAAAAGAAGCTTATGAGGGATTAGATCCTAAAAACATTGTTACAGTCAATGGTTTAGTTGAAAAAGCGCTTGGCGGTGAAGACAAAAATTTATAGAGAGCGTAACCAGCAAGGATATTCAAGAAGCTATTAATAGCTACTTTTCAATGATGAAAAGTTTACAGAATAACGCTGGTTACAAGGTTAAAGAAATTTTAAATCTCTCACTAGATGATCTAGATTTAATCGTTAAATTAAATGAACCAGAAGAAGATAAGGAAAAGCCTATTGATAAGGCCTTTCCTTTTTTATTCCACTAGAAAGGAGGAAAACAAATGGCAGGAAGTTTGGGACACATTTCGGGTACTGTGTCGCTTGACATTAACCCTTTTAAACAATCAACGCGTGTTTTGCAACAACAGATTAAAGCAACTGGCAATGCGGTTAGGGCGCAAGAAACAGCCTTTAAATCGAGTGGTAAAAGTATTAACGATTTAAAAACTAATTACGCCACAATGGGCAAGCAATTAAAGCAGTATAACGCGTTGCTTGCTCAACAAAAAAGCCAGTTTGAAAGCTATAAATCGAGCATTAAAGACGTAAACGGCGCGACAGATGAGCAAAAAAATAAACTCTCTCGACTGGAAAACGAGTACAACAAAACAGCAGCGTCTACTTCAAGATTAGAATCTAAGATGCAAGCTACTGCTAGGACAATCGCTATTCAAGAAAGTGGTTGGACTAAAGCGGGCGAAAAGCTAACTAAGTTTGGCAATGCCACCACCACAGCAGGCGAGAAGCTTACTTCGTTAGGTCGAAAAGCCACAATTGGCATCACTACACCAATCGTAGGTGGCTTTACCGCTGCTGCTAAGTCTGCAATTGATTTCAACTCACAAATTAGCGCGATTGGACCATTATTAACTAATGGCGGTAAGATTACGGCTTCCGTTCGTGGAGAGTTAGACCAGATGAGCAGCTCGTCAAAGAAATGGGCGATGCAGTTCGGTATTTCAACCGACAAGATCAACGATGGTATGACCGAAATGGTAAAGCGTGGTTATACTGCCCAACAAACAATGGGCGCTATGCCAGCGGTTCTGAATGCGGCTAAAGCATCTGGTGATGACTTCAACGATGTTATGCACGTATCAACGTCTGTGCTTGAACAATTCGGTTTGAAGACAGAGTCAACGACAGGCATGCTTAAAAATACAAGCCGTGTCACCGATAGTTTGACTTATGTTGCTAATGCAACAGCCGCTGGGTTCCAGGATATGGGCGAAGCGATGACTTATGTTGGTCCATCCGCTCATGCTGCTGGGATTAGTTTAGAAGAGACAGCTGCCGCAATCGGTATCATGAGCAACAAAGGTATTGAAGGTTCCGTAGCTGGTACTGCCTTGCGTGGTGCTTTGACACGGCTCATGAAGCCATCGAAGCAAAACGTTGCTGGATTTAAAGCAATGGGCGTTTCAGTTGAAGACTTTAAAAAAGGCACATTGACATTGCCAGAAATCATCGACAAGATTAAAACTAACACTGCAGGTTGGACAGACCAACAGCGTGCATCCTCTATCGCCCTAGCGTTCGGTACTGAAGCACAAGCTGGTATGAATGCGTTAATTTCATCCGGTGGTGATGAACTTCGTAAATATACAAAAGGTGCTGAAGATTCAGCCGGGACTACCAAAAAGATTGCTGATCAATTAAACGATACGCAGGCGGCTAAAGTTGCACGTTTTAAAGAATCGATTCATGTTTTAGGAATTGAATTTGGCGAGAAACTGCTACCCACACTTGTACCTGTTATTGAAAAATTAACATCTATGATTCGTGGGTTCTCAAACATGGATAGTGCCACTCAACGATCCATTATTAAGTGGGCGTTGTTTGCAGCTGCGATTGGTCCAGTATCAGGCGCTTTGGGGAATGTACTCAAAGTAACCGGTTCAGTTAGTTCCGGTCTCGGCGGACTATTTACAATGCTTGGGCGCGTTTCAGGGATTTCTAAAGCGTCTAAGTTGGGCATTGAAGGCGCCGGAACAGCGCTAACTAGTGCCGGTAAGGGTGCAGGATTGTTTAGTAGTGGGCTATCACTATTAAATCCTTATGTATTAGGAACAACCGTAGCCATTGGTGCAGGTGTGGCTGTCTGGGAGCTTTGGGGCAAGAAGGCCGTTGAATCTTCTGGCAGAACTACTAGATGGGGAAGTGATGTCGGTAAGTCTGCTGATAAATCGCTAACTAAAATGCAAGGATTCTCGACGCAAGCTTCTGCTGCACTAGAAGGCTTTAACGGAAAAACAAAGACAACAACTAAAGAAGTAGCCTCTAATTTTAACGACATGTACACGCAGATGGTTACAGATTCCAACAATTCCATTAAAAAAATGGAAGATGATATTAACGACCTACCTGGTTTTGCCAAGAAAGATGCGCAGGCAAATGTTTTACACCGTAAAAAAGCAAATGCAGAAATTTTAGCGGACGCAAAGAAACAAAATGAGTTAATCCAAGCTGTACTCAAAAAACATAATGGCGATGTTTCAAAACTAACCGATGATGAACGTACCATTGTACTTAATGGGCGTACGCGTATGAATGCTGACGAAGTTAAGCTTCTAAAAATTAGTGGCAAGGCTAAGAAATCTGTAATAGCTGCTTTAAATGGCGATATTGATACGATGAATAATCAACAACGCGGCAAAGCGATTGATGATTTAACAAGTCAATTTAGATCAGAAGAAAAAACTTATCAAAAACAAGCAGCAACAATTAAGAAGGCATATTCAGACAATACCATTTCTGCTAAACAGTACGGTGCATACATGAAGCAATTAAAATCAGAACACAATGCCTCTACAGAAAGTATGGTTGCGTCTGTATTCAAACTTGCCAAGGCTAATGGTGAGTCAAAAGACCAAATTACTCAAGATTTATTAAATTTTGGGTATACGTACGAACAAGCGGCTAAGATTGTTAAAACTCAAAGCCAAGATATGTCAAAAAGTACAGGGATAGTTGCAGCAGATACTGCTAACATGTCGAAAGAAACAGCTAAAGCAAATGAACAATGGAATAAGTTAATCTTTGACCCTAAAACTGGCAAGGTCAAAACCAACGCCCAAGAGGAAGTCAATAAGGCGGCTCAATCCAAAAAGGGCTGGAATGACCTTCATTATGACCTCAAACACGCCAATTTAAGCAGTAACGCTAAGTTAATGATTGGTGAAGCGGCGCTCGCAAATGGTAAGTGGGATGATCTGACGTGGAAAGAACAACAAGCCATTGTTGCTGTTAAGGGTAATAAGGAAATGGCTGATATCATTCAACAGTTCGGTATTTGGGACCAATTCACACCAGAGCAAAAAGAAGCTATCTTGCACGGCGATGCGTCACCGATTGCTAATTTGCTCTTGAAGGGTGGTCAATGGAATATGTTGACGCTCAAAGAGCAACAAGCGTTGGTTAAGGATAAGGCAACTGTACCTTTAGTTAATATTTTAGATAAATATGGTGTATGGCAAGGTCTTTCGGATTCAGAAAAGAATGCCATTTTAAATGCAAAAGGCGCACCTGCATTGGCAGACATGGTCATCAAGTATGGCGCTTGGAACAATCTGCCACAGAAACAAAAAGATTTATTGATTAACAATACTGATGCTCGGCAGAAATTAACCGACGCAGGTATCCTATTAGATAACTACAAGACAAACAATCCTGCAAGTAAACCACTGAAGGCACACGATGGTGGGCTTGCGGGCGCGGTGATAGCTGGGAATGATCAAATTAACAGCATTAAACGGAATAATCCATCAAGTAAGCCGTTAAAGGGTCATGATGCTGGATTAGGTGGTTCCGTGTCACGTGGCAACAATCAATTAGATGGGTTTAAAAGAAACACCCCATCAAGTAAGGGGTTAAAAGCCCATGATTCTGGGCTAGGGGGCGCTGTTGCAACCGCGAATGATAATATTGGTAACTTTAAGCGAAACAATCCCAAGATTAAGAATTTAAAAGCAAATGATAATGCTTCAGGGCCAGCAAGCTCAGCATCAAATGCGGTTGATATTTTTAGTCGCAAAAAAGACCATACAGTTACTTTAACCTCTATTTTTAAGTCAATTACAAAAAAAATTACAGGTCATGCACGTGGGACGAGTTTTCATAGTGGTGGTGACGCACTTGTTAATGATCAAAAAGGCTCGAATTATAGAGAGTTAATTATTACACGTAAATCAGCCTTTGTTCCAGAAGGCCGGAATGTATTTCTACCTAACTTAGAGCGAGGAGCTCGAGTCATTCCTGCGAATAAAACAAAGCGTATTTTAAAATCAATTCCGCGGTTTGAAAATGGTACTGCTAATAATACCCGTGCGTTAGGAACGTTGTTGAAGGCCGGCAAAATCTCCGATTCTAAAAGCAACATCATCAATCAAACAGTCCAAGTTAGCAATTTTAGCGGACTTGAAGAGAAGCTTGATAAACTTGATAAATTAGATGAAGTTTTAGGTTATTTGTCTAAAATATTGGTTAAGAACCCTAATTTGATTATGGACGGTAAACGGGTCAGCAAAATCGTAGAGCCTGGAGTTTCAAAAAACCAAATGCAGAATAATGTGTTAACAGAAAGGGGTGTCTTTAGTGGCTAAATGGAAGCAGATTTATTGGGATAACCAATCTAGCTTTGATGACTATGGGTTAACGATCAATGCCAAAGAGATCGGCAATCCTGCTAAGAAGAAACGCCGGATTGCAATCCCAAATGGCAATGGTTATTATGACTATGCGCCAATTCTGGGCGAGCAATATGGTGAGCGCCAATTAAAGTACACGTTCAATTTGGGCGATTATCAATCATTACGCAAAGATGTTATGAATACTTTCAAAATTAAAGCATTGAATTGGTTAGTGCCTGGTACACAACGCAAGTTATTTGATGAAGCTATTCCGGGCTATTATTTTTTAGCTGAAATTCAAGAGGCCCCATCTTTTACTGAGCGAAAAGGGATTGGCACATTAGAAGTAATCTTTACAGCTTATCCTTTTAAGATTTCAAATAAGTTGGAGGGCGACGATGTTTGGGACACTTTTAATTTTGAACTGGACATTGCGCAACTAACTAAATTGACTGTAAGTGGTAGCAAGACTGTGACTATCTACAATCAATCAGTCGGTAAGATTTCGCCAGATATCGAAGTGACTGGCGCGCTCACGGTTAATTTGAACGGACAGACGGTCAACTTAGAATCTGGGAGTTACTCTCGTACGCCTCTCAGCTTTAAAAAAGGTGAGAATTCTATTACTTTAACTGGTAATGGGACGATTTATTTTAAGTTTAGAAAAGAGGTACTTTGATGTATCGCGTGACACTTTTTAAAAATGAAAATGACAAGATTGGCACAGTTGTTCAAGCAAGTTATGCGGATCAGATTATTGTAGACGGTCAGTTAGGTATTGGCATTAATGTGTCTGATAAGTTCACATTTAAGTTGTATCCGTTCGCTGAAATCTATAATGAAATTCAAGGGATGGTTTCAACGTACAGAATTGATTCTGAAATAGACGGTCATGAGTTATCTCGTGGTCGTATTTTATTTGCTGAGGAAATGTACGATGATGCAGGATTTTATAAGAACATCACTTGTTCCGGTGAACTCGATTATTTGAATGATTCAAAACAACCATTTCAAAAAACGCAGAATACGTCACCAGCTCAAGACTTCAGGAATTTGATTGGCATTCATAATCAGCAAGTACCAAGCGTGCATCAATTCAAAGTCGGCAAGATTGAGATTACCAATTCAACCGACAATGTTTATCACTACGTTGAACCAGGGACATCCACACTGACAGCAATTACTGAGAAACTAATTAATAAATGGGGTGGGGAACTACGTATACGGCATGAGTCAGATGGTACTTATATTGATTGGCTGAAGGAAATTGGCATACATGCAAAACAGCAGATTGATGTTAATAGTAACCTACAGACGATGGAACGAAAGTTAGATCCATCATCAGTCTATTCAGTCTTCTATCCGTATGGTGCGACGATTGAACAAAGCGAATCAAATGAATCGACTGGAACTGATGTTGCCAGTCCACGATTGACAATTAGTAGTGTTAATGGTGGAAGGGATTATATTGAACGTAGTGATTTAATCAATCAATTTGGCCGTATTAGTGGTACTAAAAATTGGGATGATGTACATGATGCTAGTATTTTGAAGTCAAAAGCTGATACTTGGTTCAATAATTACAAGCCTATTGCAGTTGGTTATCAGATTGCTGCGATTGATTTAAAACCATTAGGAGTGGCTATTGATAACTTTGCAGTCGGTAATTATCATCAGCTAATTAATGAGTATATGGGGATTGACGATGAGCTGCGCATTATTACAATGACGCTCAATTTAGACAATCCCGAAAGTGATAGTATGACGATTGGTGATAGAGAACTAACATTGTCCGAATATAATATCAAACAAAAAAAGGCCACAGCACAGATTAGCGTGTTGCGGTCTAATTTAATTGGCCAGAATTTACGAATTACTGAAACCTCTAAGAAATTAGCCGAAACGACTGACCAGTTGACTAGTCTTAAAACTGAATACGACAAGTTAATCGAGAACATCGGCGACGCAGACTTCAAGACAATCATGACCAAATTGACTGAGTTAGAAAAACAAACGACGACAATCATTAATAACCTCGGTGAGATTGGACAAAACGTGCTTGATTTGGAGACATTTAAAGCAAATCAAGAAACAATTAATGCTAATCAGTTAATGACTAACAATCAGCAGAAAACAAAAAATGAAGATTTTGAAAAGCGCATCTTAGCGTTGGAAAATGGAGGAAAATAAATAGTGGCAGATGAAATTAAAAGAGATACAGTGGATTATCGGGACCCAACACCTTTCGATAATTCAAAATTGCAATCACTTAGTGAGATCAGTAAAGCGATTCGTCATAAAACTTATGGCGAAGATACCCGGGAAGCAATTGCACAACAAGGGGAAGCGTTGGCTAAATTGATGCAAGAAACAGGTGGCAATCAATCGGCTGAAGTTATGGCAGCTCGTGGCAATTTTGAGTCGCTAGGAATCCGCGAAGATGCGCAGGATAATGCCATTGCCGTTGCTAATTCAAGACTGGCGAACAAAGCTGACAAAACGTATATTGATGATTACTTATCGCAAGTAAGTTATGTTCCAGAAACTGTGGCTAGCTTAGATGAATTGAAGACTAAATATCCGACTGGGAAACCAGGTCTATTTGTGGTAGCTGATAATGGACACAAATATATCTGGACAAATAACGATTGGAAAGATGCGGGTGCTTATCAATCGCAAGGGATTGTTGATTTATCAATTAAAAATAGAATGATCTCAGATGACGCTATCGATTTCAGAAAAATCGCTGATAAAAAAATTAAAAATAAAAGAAGCACAAATATTTTTGATCCAAATAAAACAAGCTCCGGGGCGATGGGCCTTAACGGGGTTGCTGATAACGGCAATTGGATTTATACCGAACCTATGGCGGTCACGTCTGGAGATGAGGTTAGCTTTAACGTGGCTTATTCAACGTTTGCAATCGGGTTTGACGGGACTGGCAAGGCGATTAAAGATTATGTGGCAGAAGGCAATGCGCCTAGGTCTGCTACGATCACAGTTGAACAAGGCGTTGTACAACTAGTGGCTAATGTATACAAAGCAAATCTAGACGATGCCATGATAACAATTAACGAACCTATGCCGATTGTATATGAAGCCTACAATCCGTATCCTAACAAAGCCAGTCTGAACTGGTGGGCGCTTGATGATGATTCGATTGATCCTAAACAACTAAAGGGTGCCGAGTTGTTAGCTAAATCATCAATTAATAGATTTGACAAAACAAAAGCAATCGCCGGTGAAGCTGCAATTATGTCTGGATTTATCAAATCTGAGAATTGGTACAGAACCGATTTCGTGGCGGTAACTCCCGGCGACGTTCTAGCTCTAAGCGTTGGAAACCAGACGTATGCTGTTGGCTATGATTTTGATAAAAAGCCGGTTAAATATTATTTTGTTAACGAAAAGAAAAACAATTTAGCGGTTATCACCACGTCGGAAATTAATTATGTAATTATTAATATTCCCAAGGACGACGTTAGCAGCTTCATGATTGCCGTTAACGAGCAATTGCCGGACACCTACGAACCGTACGTTGAGTTGTCGACCGTTAAATTGCCATGGCTAGTAGACTACAACAACCAATGGTATGGCAAATCTGCTCAGATGTTTGGTGATTCGATTGTCTGGTATGACGGGCATTCGCAACCAGATGGGACAACGGCAATCGGATATCCTACACTGTTAAAAGAGTCTCTTGAATTTAATGAAGTTGCTAATTTGGGGATTTCTGGCGCACCGATCGCACGTGGTAAAACTACAGATAATGGGAGTGGTAATTGTATTGAAACCAAATATGAGCCGTGTGACTTAGTTATTATCGAGGGTGGCACCAATGACTTTAAACTTGATGTTAAACTAGGAGCAATCGATAAAGTTGGCGCTGTTTTCGACAAAACGACCACAACAGGCGCGCTACAATCGGCGATTGAGTCTATTTTTAAATCGAAGCCAGACCAATTAATCACTTTAATGACGCCATTACAGCGAAACAAAGATGGCTATGACATTTACAACAAGAATAACGCTGGATATACGCTCAACGACTATCGAGAAGCAATTCTAGAAATCGGAAGACTATATTCAATCCCAGTCTGGGACGGATATTCAAGCAGCGGCATTAACATGTTAAACCTGGATACGTTAACGCTTGACGGGTTACATCTTAATAATGTTGGCTATCGATTTGTGACAGAAAGGTTAACTAGCTTCCTCCAAGGAGTCTAGATGGACTTATTTAGCGGCATTAAAAATGGTTTAAAGCTAGTAGCACCTTTTTGGGTCACTGCTTTTATTTTTTTCAAATTAATTATGTAAGGGGAGGAATAGCATGTGCACGGTTTAGGAGGATTATCCTGGGGCGAATGGGCTTCACTGATTGCGATTATTACGTTTCTAGCAGGTTTAATCAGCCTGCTTTTTAAGTACGCAATTTTCGGGCCATTCCGCGGGGACATTAAAGAGCTAAATCAGAACTTTACTTTGTTAAATCATAATCTAGCAGAGTTAAAGTCTGACATCAGTCGGCTAGACAGGCGGGCTGATGAACACGACCGGCGACTTGATCGCCATCATGAAAAAATTAAAAATTTAAAAGGAGACTAGTTGAATGAAAATTGATTGGCAGGCCAGATTTAAAAACAAAACTTTCTGGATAACTTTTGTTCCAGCGCTATTACTATTTATTCAGGTACTACTAGTGCCGTTTGGGTATCGGTTTGAAATCGAGCCGCTTAACAGTCAGCTACTTGCGATTGTTAACGCGGCTTTTGCTTTGCTCACAATTATGGGATTGGTTAACGACCCGACAACCAAAGGGATTACAGACAATAAGGGAGATTCAAAATGAAAAAGTCAATGAAACTAGTAGTCGCCGGAATGGCGACTTTTTTAATGGCCGTAGGAACAACAACCGGTGCGCAGGCAGCGTATTCGATTGACTACACCTTCGCTTTTAACGCTAATCAAGGGAGCGCACAACTTGCTACTCATTCATTTGTGATTATGCACGAAGCCGGACTTGAAGCGCCAGGGAGAAACATTGCCGCTAACATGAAAAATAATTACACACCGTATACAGCATATTCAACGTTTGTGGTGGGCGATGGCGGACGTGTTTATCAAGTTGGAGAACCAGGATATGTTTCATACGCAGCTGGCAACGCCAATGGTTATAGCCCGGTTCAGATTGAGCTTCAACGGACGTACGACAAGGCCACGTTCGCTAAAAACTACGCAACCTACATCGAGTTAGCCCGAGATTACGCCAAGAAATACGGCATTCCTTTGACTCTTGATGCTGGCGGTGCTGGTACACCGGGCATTAAGTCTCATTTATGGATTACACAAAATATCTGGGGTGACCATGTTGACCCTTATGGTTATCTAGCATCAATGGGCGTATCTAAAGCTAAGTTGGCGAATGATTTAGCTAACGGGACAACTAACGTTGGTGGCGGGAATACCACCCCAACCAATCCCACAAAGCCAACGACGCCAAGCAACTCAAACGTGCCTGCTGGGTTTACTCCTGAAAATGGCACGTTTGTGAACGGTGATACTGAAATCATGAACCGCATCGGTGCAGCAAGCTTCACAGCTCAAAAAGGTGGTTACTTGCCAGCTTTCGGAACATGGAAGTACGACTCATGGAAACGCGTTGGCAATTATGTGATGATCCACCACGTTTATAATGGTGTGCATGTATTCCTGCCAGTGCGTTATAATTCGACGGCCTGGGGGACATTTAAATAAGTATTAAAATATTCCCTCTTTAGTGATACTATGAAGTATACAATAATATTGGGGGAATTATGATGGAAGAAAAAGAAATGAATATACTAGGGATCTTGGGTTTTGTACTCTCTGTATTTTCACTATTCATTGCCGTAAAGACTACGTTAGGTTATCCTGTATGGATTATTGGAATGGTGTTTTCAGTTGTGGGATTATCTAAAGAACGGAAGGGATTTGCAGTAGCAGGAGTAATCATTTCCTTTATATCTCTGATTGCATTTTTTGTTTTAGTGACATTTTTATTAGTTAATTTACCTAAAATCTAAAATAAGCCTAACTCACCGATTATAGTGAGTTAGGCTTATTTTTTTTCGTTTTAAAAATTTGCCAACAAATATATCCTGCTATTACTAGGAGACTCGAAATTATTATAAAAGTAATTATGCTTTTATTGAGCGGGACATAATATATTAAACATCCTATTGAAAATATAAAACTAAAACCGCTGATGGCAAACATGAACAAGGGATAACGATCAAAAAAATTATGCGAGCAATCAGTCGTCTTTAGACATCCACATGCCAAGTAATGTTTATTAGAGATGATACCAATGGCTTGTAATAATAAAAAAACTAAGATTGTTAGTCCGCACATTAAAAGAGAAGAAAACATTAAAACTTTTCCGACGGACACATCTTTTAAATTAGATAACATTTCTTTAAATGCATCAAAGCCACCAAAAACGCCAAATACTAATGCTGAAAAAATACCCAATATTGCTATAAATTCTGAATAGATTGATGATTTTGTGGTTTTAATATTCTCAAGTTCCTCGTGAACTCCGGCCGTTTCATTTTTAAGAGTATTAACGTTCTGTAGGATAAAATCTCTTTGAACTATTGATAAATTTATTTTGTCTATAAATTTATTTATATACATATTTTCATCATTGGATACGTCCTCTGATAAACGTTCAACACTTTTTTGTAAAGCAAAAATTTGATTATCATTATAGCCATATATTTCTTTTGCTATTAATGAGTTACTAAGTACAACGTTATTTTGTTCGCAAAAAGAAAGTATGTCTAGGGCTTTTTTTTGTATATTTGATTTATAATACTCTGTAAATGCAGAGACATTTGTAACATCAACGGAATCTGACGTCTCAGAAAAGAACGAGATTAGTCTAACGTAAAAAATTTTAGAGTCTGTCATACGTTAAGACTCCTTTAGAAAGGGAATATCATTGTTTTTAAAGTAATCCTTTATTTCATCGTTTTTATATTTAGGAGCAATTTGATGTGCAATTTGATGTTCGTATTTACTCCATAAAAGTTCTTCGTGTGTTTTATCGACAAGATCAAAAGCATTGATATGACCGAGATGTTCAACGATTAACTGTATAGATTTTTTTTCGTCATCACTTATATTATCGGGTTCTTTCCACTTAGTTATTTCAAAGCTTTCAGGGTTGAACTTGGGAGCGGGACCCGTGATAACATCAGATCCATTACTTTTAAAAGTATCATATACGGTTCTCTCAACAGGCCCGTATGACCACCGTTCAAATGTGCCATCGATCAACGGTGTATCAAAAGTTTTTAAAGAATAGGCATTCGCATAATATAGCAATTTTTGCAGTTTTAGATTTGTAATCTTAAGGTTATTTTCTTGTGCAACTTGAATAATAAGATTTGCAGCGTCTATAGATCTCATTATGAGTAACCTCCAATTCATCGAGACATACACTATTATATTACCATAGCTATCTCATAATATACATAAAGATTGTCATTTAAAGCTTATTACAGGTATATGTTTTCGGTTTAACAAAAAGTGCCTCGCAATTATTATACAATAATTGCGAGGTAAATGCGAATGTATGTTCGTATAATGGTAGTCAAAGGAGTGGTCGAGATGGAGTATATCAGTTTAAAAGGCACGATAAACAGCACTATTAAAGTTGTCAGTTTCACACCGTACTTAGTAAGATTTGAACTCAAGACACCAGAACAAGGCTATAACTGCCTAGTTGCAAAAGATGCATTTAACTTCGTGTATCTGGCACAAGAGGGTGCGCCAATCTCTATCTTTGGCCACTTTAATAAACGTCACCAATTAATAGTAGATAAATTTCATGTCAAGAATGTTATTCAAAATTTATCTGTTGTAAGATAA